CACGGATACTATATCCAACTTCTTGTTTTGATCCTGTCGAGTCCTGGCTTTCCACTGGCGAACCCGTTGAACCAGATCTATCAATTACAACAACAATGTCCACAGGTGGCGCGTCTTTGATATCAAATTCTTCATCACCCTCCGTAAATAAAGATAAATGTAATTCGTTTGTATTTTTATCGGTTTGTGCTTTATCATTAATAGAATATTGACAATTATTTAAAATTTTACTTTTGGATTGTACTTGTGATTTTCCCATCTTTCCCGAGTGGTATTTATCGCACAAGTAACAAATAGCCGAATTTGCCGGTTTTAAATCATTAACCGTCATCGGCTCTCGTGTAACAGGAGAAGTTTGTTTTTTCGATAACCATTTTAAAATGGCACTGCGTTCATAAATTTGTCTGTCATTTCCTTCAACCGGGTCACGTATGGGTGTCTGAAGAATGGGACATAAAATTGCGTCTTCTACAACAGAATTCGCTGAGTTTGATGTAAGAGAAGTCATATTATACTTGTGTTTATTTGTTTAATTCTTAAATGTATTTTAAACAATCAATTTTTTAAAATAATATTAAAATAAATATTATTTTAAACAAAAAAATCCAAATTTAATTAGTATTTGAAAATACTAATTAAAAAAAGTACCCACGATGGGACTCGAACCCACAATCCTCACGTTAGAAGCGTGATGCCTTATCCATTGGGCCACGCGGGTCGTTACAGATTTCTATTATTATTATCTGATTTTTCTATAATAAATCACGGGCCGCTGCGAGAATCGAACTCGCGACCACTCCCACCCAAAGGGAGTATCATACCCCTAGACCAAGCGGCCAAAAAAAAATCCCATGACACCCAACATGACAACGGCAAGATTCGAACTTGCGCGGGCAAAGCCCAGTAGATTTCAAGTCTACCTCCTTAACCACTCGGACACGTTGTCATAGCCTCCATCGAGGATTGAACTCGAGACCTTCTGATTACAAGTCAGACGCACTACCACTGTGCTATAGAGGCGAACCGTTCTCCCATAATATATGTGTAGTATAACACATATTATATAAATTAAAATAGCGACTCCAGGTTTCGATCCTGGGACCTTCCGATTATGAGCCGAACACGCTTCTACTCCGCCAAGTCGCTAGATTATTATTTTCAAAATAATCCCATTTATTACATAACAGATACCCGCCTGTTAATGTTTTCATCATATAATTCATCCCACTACCCTACTTTCTCTCATGTGTAAACGCCTATGGTTGCTAGACGCCAACTAAATGTATATTGTAAGCTTACCAGCTACGCTCGAAACAGGGGTCGAACCTGTGACCTCACGATTAACAGTCGTGCGCTCTAACCAACTGAGCTATTCAAGCATATAAATACCACAATGTATTTATAGATACCAACAGTGGGATTTGAACCCACGAAGCATACGCAGCAGATCTTAAGTCTGCCCCCTTTGACCGCTCGGGAATGTTGGTATTTTCCGTGCTCCCATTTCCGTGCTCCCATTTCCGTGCTCCCATTTCCGTGCTCCCATTTCCGTGCTCCCATTTCCGTGCTCCCATTTGCTCCCTCTGGGGCTTGAACCCAGGACCAAGTGTTGATAAGACACACGCTCTACCAACTGAGCTAAAGGAGCATTTTTGTCTTATTTATAAAAGGGAAGTGTAAAGAATTTCCTCAAGCAGCTCACATATACCGCCTTCACAAACTAATGTATCGTTATTTTTTTAAGTATGTTTTATTGTAAATTAATAAGTAATTAATACCTATTAATCCCTGAACATCATGCCAATAATAAATATTAAAGCTAAAATAAACATCAATATTATTGTAGGTGCGTCTGATTGATTTTGAATATTATTTAATTCTTGTGGTGTCATATTAAAATATTATTTATATGATTTAATTTTTTTAAAATAATTATATTCAATTTTTTATAAAACAAAAATAAAAAATAAAAAAAATATAAAAAAAATAAAAAAAATAAAAAAAATAAAAAAATTGAAGTATTTTGTAAAAAAAAAAAAAAAGATACTTAACATTTAACAACAATAATTTATCAAAAAAAAAATGAATTTCAACTGGAATCGAGTATTCTTATACAACGGAGCAAAAGAAGACGAACAAGGAAATATTCGCGTATCGAATGTCGATGATTGTCCAGCTGTCGCAGTTAAAAAATATGGAGAAACATCATGGGAACCGTTGTATTCGCTGAGTGGTGCGAACTGGAGAGAACACCGCATGGAAATCTCAAATTCCTTAAATAATATTTTTAAGGATGGTGATAAAATTATTCAATTCAAGGCAGTGGAAAATATCAAAAATGAAGCCGTGGAAATGGCCCGCGAATTGTTTAATAATTTAAATCCGGAAAGTAAGAAGCAGTTTCTCGAAAAACATAAAAACACATATCTTGGAAAAACAACGTGCGGGTGCTGTTTGGAAAATTGTTTATCTGGAACAAAAGTAAAATGTATTAATCATCAATGTAGTGGAATGTGCCAAAAATGTCACGATAAAATCGGCGACCATTGCTCTGTATGTAATGCCGAACAAGTAGTTGAATGTCCGATTTGTCAAGAAACAAAAAAGGCAAAGCATGTTTGTAAAAGCGCAACATGTAGTCACTGTGTGTGTTGGGAATGTTATGGCAGAGCATTTCAAGCAAACCATCCTATTTTAAGTTGTCCATTATGTCGTGCTGTTTTTACCAAAACCAATCAAGAAAATAACGATGAATACGATTCAAGCGACGATGATGAAGATGACATATTTAGAAGAGATAATGACGAAATTCTTAGTTTAATAGACGAAGATGAATATAATGGAGAAGATGATGGTGAGAGTGATGGTGAAAATGTATCTAATTCTCAACTTAGCGTAACCGATTTTGTGGCATCTCGCCTTCAAATAGAAGAATGGAACAATGGGGCACTGGAAGTTTAAGTTGTATAAAAACTCTTTGTAATATAAAATTTTTTTTTTACACATATTTTTACACATATTTTTACACATTATTATATAAATACTTAAAGACAACATAACATTGAATATTGTGGAGCATAAGTGTTGGATGTTCGGTTCAGGAAACAGCAAATATTTTATCAAATATAATAAATTATGTATGAGCAAGTGTTACGAGAGACAAGTGTGTGTTGAGAGGGCAAGTGCGAAGAGAGGGCAAGTGAGAAGAGAGGGCAAGTGAGAAGAGAGGGCAAGTGCGAAGAGAGGGCAAGTGCGAAGAGAGGGCAAGTGCGAAGAGAGGGCAAGTGCGAAGAGAGGGCAAGTGCGAAGAGAGGGCAAGTGCGAAGAGAGGGCAAGTGCGAAGAGAGGGCAAGTGCGAAGAGAGGGCAAGTGCGAAGAGAGGACAAGTGTGAAGAGAAGACAAGTGTGAAGAGAAGACAAGTGCGAAGAGAGGGCAAGTGCGAAGAGAAGACAAGTGTGAAGAGAAGACAAGTGCGAAGAGAGGGCAAGTGCGAAGAGAGGGCAAGTGCGAAGAGAGGGCAAGTGTGTATAGGCGAGTGTCACCTATCAAACATAAATTTATTAAAATAACACCTGAACGTAATTAAACCGGAGATAGCTCAGTTGGTAGAGCGGTCGACTGTAGATCGATTGGTCGGGTGTTCAACTCACCCTCACCGGATTTTTGATCTAATAAAAAAACGCAAGTTTTTATACAAACACTATTGGTGTAGTGGCAACATGAAAGGCTTCCATCCTTTCGCCCAGGGTTCAATTCCCTGATAGTGTATAAAGTCGTATATAATATCCTAATTAATATTTATAAATATAAATATTAATATATTAAACAGATAATTGATTTATAGCAATTATGAGTTCTTTTTTCGATATCGATTTTGGACCAACGGTATTGTCATGAGGAAATACAATAGTTTTAAATTGTTCTCTAAAGATATTTAAATCGAAACCAGATTTCATTTTTATAAAATAATGGCTTTGTGGTGATTTATTTAAATTTGTGTCAAGTTTTCCCGCATAAACACCAACGCGTCTAATTGTGAAATCAGCATTTCCATCATTTTTGACAAAATCAACAAATTTTGATACAGGATAAGGAGGTATAATACGATGTTTTTCTTTTTTCTCCCATATTTGGAAAACACAGGGAACATTATGAACTTTCCCGGCTATATTAAAAGCATTATCGGAAATATCCATTTGTTCTACAAGCCAAAAATTCAACGGAAAACACTTCTGCATGCTTTCTTTTTTAAAGCTTTTTGGTAAAATAAATCCGATTGTTGTAGTATTGTCGCATTTTGTAATATGTTTAATAAATTTTTTTGCCATTGAAGATTGTTTTCCAAAAGGTGGATTACCTAAAAATACCAAAGGTTCATCGAAGGAGTTTAGATCCACCGTAAGAAAATTTTTTTTTTCAATTTTGGCGTGCTCGGGTTGGATATCGAATGCCTTGTATTTATAATTTTTTAAACAACGCAAAAACGCGCCATTTCCCGCACTTGGTTCGATAATTAATGTATTTTTTTTGATATATTTTTCAAAAAGTTGAAAACAAATGTCCGCTATATTTGAATTTGTATAAAATTTATCGGTGGCAATACGTTTTTTTCCAGTTAACATGATAATTATATATATAAATTCATTTTAATATTATTTATCAATTTATTTAATATAATAATATTATATAAATGGCAGCAGAAGTTAATTGTAATCATATATGTCAAACGGGTGACTCTGAACAAGCATGTTTAGTATGTAGTATGGCTAAAACAGCACACGGAAAAGCATGGGAAGGACCAGTTTGTAAAATGTTTATAGACGACATCGGATACAGGGACGACAAAGCTTCTTTATTTTCAGACTGGGAATTAAATTCAAATCTCGATCCAACGGCGCCTCACGATATATCAGAAAAATTAATGGGGGTTAATTGGGATGGAGTTTGTTTAGACGGAACACCCATAAGAGAAAAATATGGCGATGGTATATCAGTAAAATTAATTAAAAAAGGGTGTGACGTTTGTATGGGTAAGATAGAAAGAATTTGGCATCATTTTGAGGAAGGCCCTTGGTCTATGATAGTTGGGTTTTACGAAATGAAAAAAAAAAAAATTAAAGGAGAGAACGTGATGTGTTTGTGTATTGATAAAATATATAATGTTCCTTTTTTAAGAGGCTTAGTAGATAGAGAACTTGTTTTTGGAAATATTGAAAATTGGACCGAAAAAATGAATTTGTTGGAAAAAAAAGTATTTGAAGCCAAGAGTTATAAAAACGGTGATAAAGGATTGGGTGGGCTTATAAACCCTGATATACCTTTGACGCATTTTAATGATTTGACAGGGCTATACCAAGATCGTAGATTATCAGGACCCACGACACCTGAATCAAGCGATGCAGAAATCTTACAAGCTGCACGCGACTGTTATAACGAAATTAATGAAATAAAAACATCATTAATGGGAGCCAATCCAGAAACATTAATAGTAAAACCAGCTATTAAAATGAGTAAATCACAAGTCAGAACACAAGGTCGTATATCATATAAATTATTTTTAGAATTAGTAGAAGCAATTGGTAGAGATATTACAGATGAAGAAATAGTAATGGAAAATGGATTACTACATCCAATAAAAAAAAAGACCATACAAAATAGCGGTGAAACGAAACAAGGGGGTGGTTTTGTTGTTAAAAAAAGCAAAAGAAAAAAAAGCAAAAGAAAAACACACAAAAAAGAGAAGAAAAATAAAAAAAGCAATACCAAAAAAACAAGATAACATTAAATATATAAATTCATTTTAATATTATTTATATATTTATTAAATATAAATATGGGACCAATGTCATTAAGTCAAATGGGATACATAGCCGGGATAACAGGACTTTCTGCTTCAGTAACAGTAATTATTGGTATTATATATAGAACAGATTATACAAATCCAGATTGGAGGGATATAGCTTTTATGGGTGCGATAGGAGCGCATTGGGTAGTCGATACGCACTAAAAGGATTTAGAGGAAACTATTAAAGATAAAAAATCATATTAATTAAATGATTACAAGATCAAAAAATAAAAATAAAACACAACATTTATTCTTAAAAATATTCGAAAAAATAACTTACAAACAAAAACTAAGAAAAAGACCATCAGATTACCTATATAAATCTTTTAAACAAAGATATAGTTTAAGAGGTAAAAATCTAATCATAACGTAATATATGAAAATAGACAAAATTATTGAGTTGTCGCAATCATCAGACCTTCCCAGAGACGGTTGGATACAATCGTGTTTAACATGTGGAACTAAAACAGCACGAATACATGACTATAAAATAGAAGAACATACATTATATAGATTTATTTTCAAAGCATTTTTATGCCCTGAATGTAAAAAAAAAATAAACACATCTGTATTTAAAGAAAAATTTAATAATAAATGCGAAAAAAAAATAAAAAAAATAAACTACACATATGTAACTTTAGAAAATGAATTAAATATACCCGTGGATTCTGAAAATATCAAATTAATGACAAATGCCTCTTTTTAAATCTACCACCTACAAAGGTTCTGTAATTTTAGAAAAGTATTGGCACGCGGTCTACGGTTATTTTGAAATGGCATCGTTTTTGTAATATTATATCTTTTTTCTTTTTTTTCTTTTAAAATTTGAAAAGTAACAGTTACACATTCTTTTGTATTTTCTGTCCAAAAATCAATATCATCATTGTTTTTAGCCTGCCATATAAATTTATCTTCATTTTCTATTTTTTTTGAATCTTTAAAGAAATACTGTTTTGTTTGTTTATTTGAACAATTATTAAAAATAATAGAGTGAAAGCAAAAATCTGTGATATCATCGAGTTCTAAAACAAAAGATATATCATCACTGTTAAATACTACTAATCCTAGTAATAAAATATTTCTACCATTTACTATATTATTATTAATTTTACCTATATTCACTATTTCATTTTCATAACCATATATTGTACCATCTGTTTCAATAACCATTGTTTTTTTTTCAATTTCCATATATTTAACTGTATTATTTTTACAATATGTTTTTTTATTTCCCTCACATCCTAGTTGTTTATCTTTATTTTGTTGTGTTATTTCACTTGCAGAGATATTTGGCATTTGTTTCCATGTAATATTATTTGTAGTAATATTACCACAGCACTTAAATCCGCCTGGTCGGTAAGCTGAATTAGAGCGTTTATTAATATAATTTCGATAACTTAATTGTGGAGCTGGGCGCGAGTTGCTATTCGACCACCTGTTACATTTATCGTCATCTGAAATTTTATTAGCATTACAACAAGTAGAAACTTGTCCGTTCTTACAACCGCCCTTTGTTTTACACTGTGAATTATTAGATTTCGCACTTTGTCCAATAACACCACCGCGACCAGTCATATTTAATATAAAACATTTATCGCTCCTAAATCTAGGAGCGGTTGCTTTTGTTTTTCTTGCTAAAACGGCAATCGACATCTGATATATAATATTGATATATTTATTTTATTATTATATGTTATATGCGAAATAGTAGAAAAATAAAAAATAAAAAAAAACACAACAGTAAGAAAAGAAAAATAAGAAAAATAAGAAAAATAAGAAAAAATAAGAAATTCAGTCATTTTCGAGAAACATTAAAAAAGAGACCTTTGTCGAGAAAAAATAAAACAAAAAAAAAACAAAATGGCGGTGAAAAAAAAAGTTTTTGGGAACCAGGTAATTACTGGAAAAAATGGGGATTAGTGAATTTATTACCAAAAAATATAAGAAACTCTATTTGGTTTTATAGAACGGCAAAATACGGACCGCCTCCTTTGCCTAAATTTTAAAATTATTTAACAAAGTTTAAATAATTTTAATGACATTGTTTTGGTTTAGATTGCGATGGCGTTAAGGCGTATCCCTTATATGATTTAGAAATATTAATAGTTATTTTATTTTTTGAAGTTTCAAAATAAAGAATAGGATTCATATTGGAACAAAATGAATCGGAAACTTTTAATTTTTTTATTTGAAAATTATTAGTTTGTTCTTCATTGTCATAAAACACGTCACACATTTTTAACGGATTATTTGACATGTTGGTGTAAATTTTAATTTTAGTTGAACTGCTCACTTGAACTAAAATTTTATAAGGAAACCCTCTTATGATTAATGGTTTCGCACATGAAGACCTCTGCTTTATAAAAGTAATAATTCCATCAACTATATCAAAACTTAAAATTCTTTCATCATTTACATTCGGCAAACACGTATGCGTTAACACTTTTCCCTTATGTCGAGCAATTTGTTCGCTTGCGGATCGCCTGCCTCCTAAATTTTTAGTAACATTATTACACCATTTTTTGTTTATCGAGGTGTGATCTCTCTTGTTTTGTTTTACACCAGCCGGACAAGGTTTGGCTACAGAAGTAGGTTTTCCACTGATAGAATCCAATGGCGTGTCATATTTATTACAATTCAGTGCCTTTAATTTATTTTTTTCAATTACTAAACTCGAGTCATATGTAGAAGTTAATTTCCAAACGGGTTTGCTTGTGGTAACGCAATCAACCGGGTTTTTACATTCATAACCAGATGGTCGGTGGCTTCCTTTTGCCTTTTTATTAATATAAACACCATAACCCATTTGTGGTGCTGGTTTATGTAATTCCCATTTATCATTACAACTTTTTGTATCCATATATTCTACTTTGGCGCAAGCATTTTTTTTTAGTTTTGTTTTTATACCACCACCTCTACCGGTCATATTTAAAACAAAACAATGTTCTTTGCTAAAATAAGGTGACGTTGCCTTTGTTTTTTTTTTTAAAATAGCAAGAGACATTTACTCTATATATATATAAACAAACATACTTTAAATAATCTTTATTTTTGTGATTTAATAATAGAATTTATACACGCATTAAAGCAACGATAATTGTTTTTCCAAATTTACAAATTTTATTTCTTTTTTAAATTAACAAAATAAATCTATTTTCTGCTTTAACTTCTAAACAACGTTTTAATGCCCAATATAGCTTTGTTTCTTTAATGTTTTCAATAATTGTCTCCACTTCATCTTCCATCTTTTTTGATTCTATATTTATGTATTTTTTAAATAAACAAAACACTACTAAAGCACCTAGATTAAAATATGATGATTGGATTGGTATAGTTTGTGGAAGTGATTTGATTTTCCTGATTTCTAAACTAGAAAACTTATTTTTTTGCCAGCTATGTATTAATGTTAATTGCGTTGGATTTATTTTGATTGTGTTTGAATTTAAAAAATTAATATTACTTGTGTCTTCCATAAAAAAAAAATGTTCTCCGATGACAACTATATTATTTAAATCAAAAGGAGAGATATATAAACTAAATTGTTCTAAAGTTTTTATTTGATTTCCAATATCAGTAAATAATTGTAAAGCAATTTGATAGCTAATATTGTATTTTTTCTTACTCAGAAATTCAGACAACGTTTGAATTGTTTCCGCTTGAACAATAATCTCTCTTGATCCATTATTTAAATCTGTTTTCTTTAAAATTTTTAAATTCCACCAAGGAAAATTTACCCAAAAAACCTTTCTTTTTTGTCCTGTTTTGGTGATTTTATCATAAGGTATATTTATTAAATATTTATTTTGTCCGGTTTTTTTTATAAAAACTTCTTTGTCTTTATTTTGAAATATTTTCATTGTATAAAATTAATTTATATAATTTTTTCTTGTTCGTGCCTATTTTCTTATCCTTTTTGTTTTTCTTTTTATAGTTAATTTTTTATGTGTTTTCTTCATTGTTTTTCTTCTTTGACGTTTTTTATTTCCACCACCGTTTTTATTTTTACCCCCAGTATCTTTCGCTTCTTTTAATGTTGTACCCGCTAATATTTTTTCCGTAATATTTTCAAAATTTTCTTCTGTTAACAAAGTATTCAAAATGTTGGTCATTCTCATAATAGATGTAGGATCATTCCTATAATCCCATTTTGTTGGATGAACGCCTATAAAATCACCACCGCCCCTACGCTTATTTGCTATATCCGACTTACTTTTTTTTCTGATCTTATCTATATCTATGATTTTTTGAGTTTCAGCAGGTAATTTATATGTTAGCCAGTTTTGAAGATGTGCCAATACCCTAAATAACATATGATATGTACTTTGTTTTTGTGTTGTTTTACCATGACCTACGTCTTCAATGATTGAGTATATTCTCTCGGCTATTTGAGGATATAAATATATCAATACCAGATTTATTTCTTGTAGACCATCGTCATCATGACCACCATCGTCATGAAAAGTAATATTACCAGTTTCATTTAAATATTCCAACACGTTATCAATATCCTTATCTGATATTTTCATTAAATCATTGCTAGACAGTAATATTTTTCTTTGGTTAATTGATTCGTTTGCTAATTTTTTATTTTGAATTTCGTAATTAGAATTTGAAAGTGATAAATATTGATCTAATTTATCAAAAACAAACAAAAAATTATTTAGTTTAAATTTATCAGGATCTTCAATATCATCCGGTATATTTATAGGCATAGGTTTAAATTTATCAGGATCTTCAATATCATCCGGTATATTTATAGGCATAGGTTTAAATTTATCAGGATCTTCAATATCATCCGGTATATTTATAGGCATAGATAATTCTATTATCGACTTTATTAATTCATTTATAGATACCTTTTCCTGTTTTACATCCGTAGGTCTTTTATTTATTTTTTCTATTAATAAGTTTAATTCTTCAATAATATTATCTAATAATTTAGATATTTTTTTAGATCCCTCACCCTTAATAAATTTTAAAATTTTTTTATTAAATTTTATTTCGTTATCCACCCTTTCTTTATTAACATCTTTCTTGACATCTTTTTCGCTCTTTTTTTTTTCTTCCTCCAAAAGTTCATATAATATTTTTTTGTTTATTTTCGTATATTTTTCTTTAATCTTTTCTTTTAACTTGGTAATAATTTCATTTTGTTGCCTGTTACCACCACGTTGAATTTTACGACCACCTTTTATATTTTCTAACTTTGTGAATTGTTCTAGATAACTTATAAATGGTGGTTTATCATCGGACATCTGGTTTTCAATAATATAATTTAATCTAAATGGGATATCACTATTATATCTCCAAAAATTTGGTGCGACATTTCTTACCATTTTATCAAAAATCAACATATTATGGTGACTTGAATCGGGTGCGATTTGTATAATATAATTTATAAATATTTCTCTCGCCTCAGCCGACCAATTTTTAAAATGTATACCTTGTCTCGCGAGGCTATCAAAATTTATAGTTGTTTCATCATTTTTGGATTCTCTGTTTTGTTCTCCAGTTTGTTCTTTGGTTTGTTCTTTGGTTGAGACACTTTGTTTATTAATTAAATATCCCTTATTATTTAAAAAATATACTAATATTGGCTCATCGCTCACATTCGCAAAATAAAAATAAGGATCATAATCCACTGGTTTTCTTGGTGCCCCGCGATGTTTTTTTTTAAAATTTCTTGGTTTTATTGTAAACTTTTCCCAATTTGATTTTATGACGGGTGTTGTTTGCTCTGTTTTATCTCGTCTTGTCATAGACGATGTTATGATACTTTCATCAGGATTAAGATGTATCGACTCATCTAATATATCGCTTTTAATATTATTTATCGATTCTGTAATAAAAGCTATAAAACTAGTTGTATCTTCGCTATATAATATGCCTTTTACTTGGTATGTTTTAAACACAGGATCCGCTAGTAATTTTAAGGTCAAATCTTTATCCGTGTGACTCTCCAGTCCTTCTTTCTTTTCGCCGGATCCAGAACATTTTTTTAAATTTGATAATAAATCTAAAACTTTGCTGTGTAAATTTACCAGATCTTTATCAGAGGATTCGGACATTTCATCATTTTTAAAATGAGACGGTTCTTTTTTTGGATATCTTATATCGTAATCAGTTCCTAATATTGTATTTATAAAAGAAGAATAGGCCAGGTATATTCTTCTTATTCTCGGTTCTGTTGTTAATAATGCCCCATCCTCCGATGGGTCTTTTAATGATTTTATTAATATTTTATATGCTGCGTCAAAATTAGTAATAAATGTATCTGTATAATTTAAATTTTTTCTCTCAGTTGGATCTATTCTTATAACTTGTCTAATAACGGATATTAATTTAAATTTTTTATTTTTTATTTTTAAATAAATAGTTATTAAAATAAACCCATAAAGTTGTAAAAATAAAATATGTTGTGGAAATAAAAATTTATCACCATCTTTATTTTCGTCTTCAAAAACCCAATATTTTTCATTTTTTTGAGAATTCCATTCTGATAAATCTACATTGGATAATTTTAAATTTGGAAAATCATACCTATTTTTATCAAAAAATACACCATCTGTAAAAACATGTTTTAAAAGTAATTGGAGATTAGATTTATTAATTATGCTTGGAGTATTAACAATACTACTTTCTTCGCTTTCTTTGCTTTCTTTATTATTAACACCTGTTGCGTCAAAAATTTCTAATAAATTTTTACCCTCATCATAAATACATTTACACATAAATCCATAATAAATCATGTCTCTAAGGAAACCATCAAATGTTACCAAGTATGCCCTTTCAAAAACCGAATCCGTGGCTCTTTGTATGTCACCGGTTGTTTTTATTGCCAATGCGATTGTATCTATTAATCCCTCGGGATATTCTTCAAACTTAATTATTTCTTTCGCTATCCAATTATTATATTTATCTTTACATGAAGGTTCTGCTTTTCTCTCTATATGATCAACTACTTCTATCCAACTTCTCAAAGTCTCTAAATGTGGCTTATCGTTTCTCGAAATGGTTACAAAAGTTTGTAATATTAATTTTAGTTGTAATATTAATTTACATTGTGTATCAGCTAACGGTGCTACTCTAGTACCCTCTATCATTGAAAACATATTAAGTATATTTTCCGGAACTACTGATTCTGTTATTACTAAACCAATTTGTACCAATAACTTAAATAATGCTGACACACCTGGCGTTTTTTCTGTTTGTAAAATAGTAGCTTGGTAGTAGTTATTTGACGTGCTATTTCCTTTTATTATCTGGTAACATGATTCTATATCTTCAACGCCTGTAAAATAATGAAATGTCATTGAGTGTGCGTAAAAAGGATAATCTACTTGATCAAAATTATTTGAAAATTTAGTATTATTATACCCTATATATACTATATTATCGGCATCTTTGTCATCTTTGTCATTTTTGTTACCTTTGTCATCTTTGTCATCTTTGTCGTCTTTTGCTGCTTTCGCTCTTTCTTTTGTTTCTTTTGAAAAGGAATCCGATTTGACAACATATTTTGTATATGACTCTTCCATTATCTTATTAAATATAGCCATTTCACTCGTTGTATCACTTTCTGTCATCGTTGATGTTCCAGCAGAGGAAGCAGAAGAAGATGAGTTAAGGAAAAGTTTATTGATTTTTCTAGAATTCGCGATATCTTTATTCGTTATTAATTTTTTTTTAACTTCAATAAATATCCATCCTCCCTGTGATTTTGACTGGGTTTTTGGTAAATAAAATAATGGATATATAAATGGATTTTCATATTGTTCCTCATTCATAAGTATATTTAGCGGTACCAATGTTCTTGGTATTTCTTTACCTGAATATACAGACGCATCGGCCATCGCGCTCTCCGCACCAACCATATTTTCATCGCCATCTCCGTCTCCTCCTGTGAATCTAGAAACTACCTTTCCTTTCTTTGAACTATCTACTACTATTCTTAAGTGATCCGATGATTTTTGTAAATTACTTTTCCAAGATTGAGAAAAATATTTTTGTGAACTTTTAATATTATTCTTATCTGCTTCTTTATAATAAGAAGGAAATAAATGTTCCCAATCCACATTAGCTTCGCCTATTCCACCATGCTGTATAAGTTTTTTTTTACTATGTTCTTTTAAATTTTTTCCGCCGCCAAATTTCTGAAATAAAGGTTTTCGTATATTATATATTTCATTAAATGCTTTATCATTTTCTATTTGTTTTGTTTTTAATGACCCCCATATACCACTCATTCCTGAAAGAGTTGACTCATTATCTAAACCCCTAACTATATTAATTTTGTTATATTCCAACCAATCGTTATCTGCCAAGTAGCTAGTATCTCCGAATGGTATTAAAATTTCTTTTATATGAGGTGATTTCATAGTAAACGAGTGTCCCTTACCATAATCAAATATTGATTCCTCTTGTTCTCTTTTTACTATATAATAATGCTGGGTATCAGGAGAAACATAGTTTAAATGAAGAGAATCTAATTTTAATAAATCCATTGACGTGTCGTCTGAATTTATTCTATAATCATTTGTTGAAGAATCATTGATATCCATACTTTGATTATGGAACATTGTACCAAAAAGCCGAAAAATAGAAATATGTGAAAAATATTTTTTCCAATTTTTAGGACCTTTTGTATATTTAGGCAATGAGTCAAATATTCTTTGCCCACCAACTAAATCGTGTTGATTATCTATAAATAAATAGGTTAACCAAAAATCCAAACCATCTTCTTTAATTCGCATAAATTCTTTGTTTACATTGGTTTTTTCAATTTCCAAAATCCCGTCATTATGAAAAAATAATTGAGGATTATCTAATATAATAGGATTTATTCTAGTCAGTGGTTTGTGTTCATTGCGTTTGCTTTGTTTTAAAAAAGAAACTATATTATCTTGATATTGTTGAAATGTTTTTTTTCCATTTTCAAAATATAAAAAATCATAATGAGTCATTGTTGGGTTATCTTCAAAACTTTGTTTAGTATATATACCAAAATAAATTATAGTACTTGTTGTATTTCTAATGGACGCGTTTCTTATAAATACAGGAATACAATTTTCAAATGTTAATTCGTTACCTCTCAATAAGAACAAATATTTGATTAATTTTTTATATAAAAGATACACACTTGGAGAAAAAAAATTTGAAAAATGTTTATCTATATTTTGTATAACTAATTTCTGTAAAGAATTATCAGAATCGACATCATCTTCGTCTCCGCTGTCTTCTTCGTTTTCTTCTTCGCTGTCTTCTTTGCTGTCTTCTTCGCTGTCTTCTGCGGTGGTGGTGGTGAAGCGAAACGCATTATATTCCCATTCTGCGAGCTTACCGACATCGCCACCAAATTCGGTTTTGTTATAAAAAAATCCTTCTTCTCTCTCCTCTTCTTTATTCTCGTCCTCTTCTTTTTTACCGACAACAGTTCCGATCCCCAAATGTGTTTTCAATTTATATGGTTCTTGTAAGAATAGTGCTTCAAAAAAAATTCTTGGTATCTCATCCCCAAGTTGGTTAAGACGATCATTATTGCGATTTTTGATGAGATCCGCTAATACCTTTTTACCAGTTTTTTGAGTTCTTGTAGGACAAACAATATTAATATCATTTAACAAATTTTCTATTTCCATTATATATTATATTACTATATAATATAATGGTAAAAGTAACTAAAAACGATATACTTTATTATTTCGAACATTATAAAGAATTACCATCTGGTATCAATATTAAAAAAATCAAAAAGGCTGAGAAAAAAATAAAAAAGAGAAAAGAAAATGAAAGTAATGAAAAACTTAAAAAAAGTCAATTAAGTTCATTTGTTAGAAAACTCAGGACGATTGTTTGCGAATTAAAAAGAAAAGAACTCTCTGGGGATCAATTGAATAATGAAATAGACATTTTATTTAAACCACGAACACCATCGCCTTATTCTTCACCTGAATCACTTGGTTCATTAAAGGGTTTAGACGACGACGAACTTGAAATGGAACTCATAAAAAGAAATAGAGAAGTCATTGCTGAAAATTATTATAAAGCTCATCCCGATGAAGTCCGTGTAAATTTGCGTTCAGTATCTCCTATTAGAAAATCAGAAGGTTCTAGTTCTAATAAAAAGACAATTAAAAAGAAAAAAAGCAAAACTAAAAGCAAAACTAAAAGCAAAACTAAAAGCAAAACTAAAAGCAAAACTAAAAGCAAAACTAAAAGCAAAACTAAAAGCAAAAATACTAATACAGGCAAGGGTAAAAGTAAAAGCCGAAAACGTTTAGCAAAAACAAAAAAGAAAAAGAAGAAAAACAAGAAATAAAACCAAAAATGGAGAACCAAACACCTAATTGTATAGATTGAATAATCTAAAAAGAAATTGAACTATAAAATATATATAAATTTATATATATTTTAGATAACGTTACAAATAACATGACAAATAACATTACAAGATATTTGAATAAAATAGTTCTTACCTTTACCAAAGATAACGAAGAAGCATATCAGTATCCGGATGAAATAGTAACTAAATCAGGAAAATCTTTTCCAACTTTACAAAAATTAATAAAATATTATACGAAAGAAGAGAGAAAAAGACAAAATCAGTTGCGAAACGAACAATATTTAACACCGGAGTATAAAGAAAAACAAAAACAGAAGTATGAGCAGCAGGAGGCAAATAAAAAAAAGAAACTTATAGATGATATAGAAAATGGTAAGAGAGAACAAGATATTAATGCGGTTATGACTAATGTACCTAATGATATTAGTAGAGCAAAAATTATAGAAATGCTTATTGAAAATGACGGTGATATAGTGTATACTATAGTGGAATTGCAAGGTTAAATTTGAATTAAAAACATATAAAGGAAGAATTAGAAAGATTTCAAAAAAAAAAATATGGGAAAAATTTGAAGGAGTGATTGTCCAAGTCATTTATCTATTATTTTGACATTTGTATTCCATTTTTTTTTGTTTTGCGTTTAATCCCATTCATCATCATTTCCACTGTCTTCATCCGAGGAACTATCGTCGAAATCAAATTCACTTTCAGAATTGTCACTCAAGTCAATATTGTCTTTTATAACTGTATCATCATCATTTACTATAAAATTATTAAGGTTATAATCTGGCATAAATCGCTCATTATCATAATGATGCCCATGATCATAACCGTGGTCAAAACTGTCACAGCCAGATATGCCGGACCCTTTGACAAATTTGATGTCTTGAAATTTTCTTGGTTGTTTAACAGCTCGACCGGATTTTGTAAATGTAATATTAAAATTGGAACAATCCCAGCAAATATTTTTTGTGTTGTAAGAGAGAAATGAGCGTATATTCATACTTATATCAAATGGTATTTTTTTAAACACACATGTTTTTGAAATTAAATCTGAGACATTATTATAAAATAAAGTTTGTTTATTGTTTGATATAATTGAACCTCTTTTTTTAAATTCACCACACCAGTCACAACAAAATCTCGAAGAAATAATACAATTTGTCGTAGTTGTAGACAAATTACGCGCCATTTTTTTTATATTTTAGTTTTAATAAAGAAATTTATTATTTTTTATTTAACTTCAATTTTTAATATTTTATTTAATATAATAATGAACAATACATTAATCTATTCTATATTGGAAATATTGGGTGTGTTAATTTTTGCGAGCGAAGGTTTATTTGTTAAAGATATAGAATTACACCCTTTCATAAATGTTTTATTGGCATATACAGTTTACGCAATAATTAGTTTTATTATTTTAAAATTTGAAGGAAAAATAAATTTTAGTTTTTTAAAACAATTAACAGAACCTAAATTTTTTATTACAAACATAGTCAATATTTTAAAAACGGGGGGATTATTTGTAGGATTTAAATATATACCCGTTTCTTTGGCTATTGTTGTTAAAATGATGGGACCGGCATTTATATTAATTGGTGACTCAATTTTAAACAACAATCCAATGAATATGTTTCAAATAATTGGTATTATTTCATCTATTTTGACACTAGGGTTAATTTATATTAAACCAATTACAAGCGCTTTAAAAAATGTGGATTCTAAATTTTTTATAGGTATTTTAGGTGTTTTATTATATAATATAATGAATGCGTATAATGTTATAAGATTACCGGAGTATGTTACCGATAAAAATCCACATGAGGAAGTTTTTCTTTCCACAGGATCGGCATTTTTAATGTTAATCTCCGCATTCATGGCAATAATAACAACCAACAAAAAATTAATAGGCGACCTTCATCATATCAATATTATTAAGATGATGGCTATTTTTGTAATAACATGCTATATTGGTATGTCACTCACTTATGAAGCCGATAATCATTTGGAACCAACGTTGTTTTCAGTATTACAATATTCACAATTATTTTTAGCTTTTATTATTGGATATTTATATGAAAATGAAAAATTTCCCATATCTAAATTAATATTTATAGGTTTATTTTTATTATCGGTTGGTTTTACAATGAAATTTACTCAAAAACCCAAAGCAAAAGACAAAAGAAAAATAATTACAAATGCCACATTATTTCACAGCGAACAAAGCAAATCAAAGAAAACAAATTAATAAAAGTTACACTTCATTAAATAAAAGTTACACTTCATTAAATGTAAATTTTTATTCGTTAAATTGAAAATAATAATTTAAAATATTAAATTATTATTAATACCATGCTCTCAAGATTTAAAAATATATTTAAAAGTCAAAAGCCTATTGCTTTGGGTAGGTGGGGTCACCACCATGACGAAACCAAAAAAAATATAAAATCTTCGTGGAACGCTTCTGACCACTGCGGTGACACAATATGTGGAGACCCAAAAAAAGTAAAACTTATTATTAATCGTGAAAAACGTATAAAAATAAAACAACGACAAAAACTATATTAGGATTATTTCTTTCTCCGATTTTTATACCCAAAATAATTTACGTACAAAAGATATTTTACTATTGGGTAATGTGACAAATATCGATTTTTAAATCATTTTTTTAATAAAATTGAAGTATTTTTTATGTTTTATTGGATTGATATAAAAATAAAGTATATTATATAATTAAAAATGGTTAAAGTTATCTCATGTAAAATCACTGGCTCAGAATTGTGCTCAGATTCTTGGGAAAACATCTCAGAAAATTACGAAAATGTCCCAGAAGGCATTTATGTTGCTCAGTCCAATATGATTGTTGAAGGTCAAATTTCGGTATACAGCGGTAATGCTTTTGGTGGTGACGATGACGAAGAAGACCCAGATGTGGTGAAAGTAAACGACATTGTTTCAAAATTTGCTTTGGAAAAAGTTGAACTCTCCAAAATTGATTTTAAAGCAATGTTTACAGGCCATATTATATCTGTAATGAAACATATGAAATTAAAAAAAGCGGCAAAAGAATCTGAAGAAGGTATGGAGGCTCTTAATTTATTTCAAAATAAAGCTAAAAATGCTTTGAAATTTTATTTAAAAAATTTTAAAGATTGTGACATTTACATGAATGAAGAACAAGACACGAATGGTGCGTATGTTGTGGGGTGGTGGAATCCCAACGCAACTGTAGTTGACGCTCCACAAATGTGTTTCTGGCTAGACGGCTGTGATTTCCGAAAATTATAAATAAAAAATAAAAAACATAAAAAATAAAAAACATAAAAAATAAAAAAATAAAAAAATAAAAAACATAAAAAATAAAAAAATAAAAAAACAAGAAATCTATGATATATTTTTTTATTTATATATATATATATAATGAAAAAGAAAACAAAAAATAAGAAAGGTGGATACCCACATTGTTCTTGGCATGAAGACCCTGATGCTTTTTGTAGAGAGCGTGCGGAAAATGGACCTACCGAAGAAAACGAGTTTACTGTCTGTGATACAAATACAGGGAATTGTGTAAAGCCAATGGGAGATGTAAATAGAAGACGATTGAGGCAACAACAACAAGCGATACATCAGGAAGAAGAAGAAGAAGCTGAAGAACAAAGAATAAATGAAAATTTAGTGAATGAATTTGACGAAGAATTGTTTGGTGATAATGCTGATTATGGCGGTGGTGGCAGAAAAATATTTAGAAGAAAACAAAAAAAGAAAATCGGTGGATATAACAGTTGTCTTAATTTTCCCAATCATGATAAATATTGTAGAGAACTTAGTTTAAGTCTATCGCACTTAAAAGGTCATACACAATGTGATACTGAAACAGGTTTTTGTATAAAACCATTATCAGATACGGAAAGAAAAAAAAGAAATAAACAACGCACCGAAGCGTTATTGAAAAGATTAAGAGAAGAGAGAGAAGCAAAGGGCGAGGAGGAGGATGATGATGATGATGATGATATTGATATGGATGATTTATTTGGCAGTGATTCTGAGGATGAATCTAATTATAAAACAACAAGCAAGCCTGTAAAATTATCTAAAAAAAAACAGTCTTCAGGCAAGTCAAATTTAAACGGAGGTAAGAAAAAATCAAGAAAAAAGTCGCGCAAAAAAAGAAAAAAAACACGAAGAAAACATAAACGTAAATCTAAATCCAGAAAAAAGCGAAAATCCAGAAAAAAATAAAACAACTTTAAATATAATTTATATTTACTAAAACTATAGATTATATATTGAATCAAACATAATTAACTTTTATTTTCTTCGCGTTTTTCGTTTTTTTTTTCTTTTACCTTTTGTTTTTTTGCCTCCCTTACGTTTCCCAGAGTTTATTTTTTTTTCGCAATCTTGTAAAGCTTCCATAAGAACATCGGCACTTTTTTCTAAATTTTCTTTTTGTTGATGTAATAAATTATTTTCTTCAATTAATCGATTATTTTCTTGGACCAATCTATTGATTTCAGCAACCAATTGTCGCCTTTCGCGATTTGGGTGGAAACCAGGTGTTTCGGGTGTCATATCAACCTCAAAAGGGTCATCTGGATTATTCCATACAAGTTCTCCGGGTATGGTATCTGTTGAAATTAGTCTATGAAGTTCTGGAGGTTCAACTATTTGATCACTCATTTATACTATGTAAATATTAAAAAAAAATATAATATATATATATATGAATACGTTCTCTATACCACGAAGCCATACAATTTACTATTATAACAACTTATCATACGCACCAAGTTGGAATAAAGCTAAGATTAATGATATAAGTAGAATGGATACGGAATATGAGGCTACGGCAGAATGGGAGTTTTGGATTCCAATTAGAAGGTCGGGCATATTGGAATTAAAAAACAACGACAACATTTTTCATTTTGTGCAAATTAAAACTGGTAATAATCAAATTCATTTAGCCAAATTATTAGATTTGTGGAAAGATAATAATTTTGGTGAAGATATTGATGTAGATAAATTCATGAGATTTCATCAGAGGGAATGGCGATACTATCCCAACACATCGTCAAATGCCGGTCGGCGGTTGAGGAGCAAGACACCTCCTCGAGGCTACAGGAAAATGTTGGAACAACATAAAACACAAGCGCGCCCTATGAATTCTGGTGCGTATAGTAATATAGGTACTCAAAGAAAATACGATTCGAGAAGAAACTTTAAGAGAACTGAAAAAACTACAAAAAGCGATAAATACACGAGTACGTATAGTAATAAAGGCACTCAAAGTAAATACAATTCAAAACGACCTCAACAGCAGCAACAACAACAACAGCAACAACAGCAACAACGTAGGAATTCTGGTGCGTATAGTAATAAAGGCACTCAAAGTAAATACAATTCAAGACGACCGCAGCCGCAACAACAACAACAACAACAACAGCAACAACAACAACAACAGCAACAACAACAACAACAACGACGACAACAACAACAACAACGACGACAACAACAACGACAACAGCAACAACAACAACAACAGCAACAGCAACAACAACAACGACGACAACGACAACAACAACAACGACAACAACAGCAGCAACAACAACAGCAGCAACAACAGCAGCAGCAACAGCAAAACTTTACCGAGGGTACGGTAAACTGGGCTTGGGATATCCTGGGGGTAACAACACTAGCACAAAGAACAAACAAAAAAGAGTTTAAAAAACAAGTGCGGAAAATGATGATGAAGTGGCATCCAGATAAAAATAGACAACCTGGCGCAGAAGAAATGTTTAAAAAAATCAATGAAGCAGATATGTTAATATTAAAAAAGGTGTTCGGGGAGGATGAGGCGGGATTCGATGAAACTTGGAAAAACAGAGGGGGGAGAAAGACAAAAAGGAAAGTAAAAAGAAGGAAATTGAAGGGGAGAAAGTCAAAGGTAAAAAGAAGGAAATCTAAAAAAAATTAGAAAAAATTTGTGATATGAGATATGACAATTTTTTTTGGACTATATTATCAAGAGTGAAATTAAGAAGGAGTATATAAAAAAGAATGTATATAAAATTTTGGAGAGAAATTTAAAAAATGGGAGAATGTTTTTACTTTGTACGATTTATTGTTTGTAAAACGAGAGCTGATAATCTATTTCTTCCCTGATAATCGAGTTTCTTTATTCATTGGTATAATTGAGGGCAGATAGCGCGGTATCTTTGGGTAGATTGTGAGAGTGCCGCAACGAAATGGATACAATTTGAAGAAAAATGATTTAGTTGATGAAACGAAACCGTAAAAAAATCTTTTATTTTTTCACTTTATCATGCTGTGCTATTCTACTGTAAGTATTGTCTAAAATAGCAATTAATAAATTTAATATAATAACAACCCAAGAACTTCTTGTACATGTTTCAATATCTTCTAATAAAAATGGTGGGTTTTATAAAAAATTGAAGCTGATTAATCATTTTAAAATAAGAAAACAAACCATGACACGCAATAGCACAGAATATTATCGTGAAAACAGACAATTAAAAAAAACTGTTTACAAATGCCCTCATTGCGATTATAAATCATATAACAGTCGTATGTGTTTGGTAAATCATATCAATGCCAAACATATTAACGAATGCGACAAACCATTTCAATGTAGGTTTTGCGATAGAGGGTTTTCGCAAAAAGCACATTTATGCGTTCATTGTGAAAAAGAACACGATGTAAAAATAAATGAAGGTCGTATAGTATCCATCGCATATATCATAAAACCCACAACACAAGAACCAAAAAGCAAAAAAACGAAAGCGCGGCGTCTTTATTATAAGAATAATGATGTCATTAAAACAACAGATTTAAATAACAAAAAACACGAATATTTACCTGATGTTTTCATGAAACAACATGATATTCATTATGATGCTAGAAAAGGATTTATTACACTACATAAATGTCCTTTATGGAAAAAAAAATAGGTTTTGATTATTAGAAATTGTCACAAAATTGAAGAATAAACATTTAAACATTTTTTTTTATATTATTTTATATGGAAAAAAAATATTTAACAACGCAAATACCAACATATATGGGAAATAAAAGAAAGTTGTTAGAAAATATAAGCAATATTATAGATCAAATCGAAACACATTTAAATCGTCCATTAATATTGGGTGATGGGTTTTCGGGTAGTGGAATTGTTTCAAGGTTATTTAAAACAAAAGCATCTAAGGTATATACAAATGATATAGCTGGTTATTCGAAAACATTAAATTCTTGTTTTCTCTCTTCTCCTTCAAAAAAAACCAAGGAAAAAATACAAACCTTTATAACACAGGCAAATAATTATGCTGAAAATCCCCATAGCGAATATAATGATTTTATAAGCAAGTACTGGTGCGCCCCTGATGAAAAAAATATAAAAACAACTGATAGGGTTTATTATACAAAGGAAAATGCTATCAGAATTGATAAATATCGTTACTTTATAAAAAATTTTGTCGAGGATACAATACAAGATTATTTACTTGCGATTTTATTAATAGAAGCCAGTATTCATGTTAATACAAATGGACAATTTTCGGCATTTTATAAAGAAAACGGAAAAGGTGCTTTCGGTGGGAAAACTAAAACGGATTTACATAGAATTACAAAAAAAATAGAGTTATATATGCCTAATTTCTCTCCCAATAAATCAAAAATAAATATTTCACAAATAGATACAAATGATTGGGTAAAAACATTACCAGAAGAAGTTGACGTAATGTATTTTGATCCGCCCTATAATAAACATCCTTATGTGATTTATTACTTTTTGTTAGATATTATAAACAACTGGGATATTTCACAACCAATTCCTGATACATATCGAGGACAACCGAAAAATTGGATAAAATCCAAATATAATAGCTTTAAACATGCGGAGGCTACTTTTGAAGATTTAATACAACATACCAGAGCTAAATTTATTCTGGTATCTTATAATAATGGTGGTATAATACCACTTGCTAAACTTGATAAAATTCTAAAAAAATATGGTACTGTAACAAAAATTCCGGTAACTCATAAAACATACAATAAACTAAAAGGTATTGCTAATTATAAGCGACAGAAAAAAAGCCAGGAAATTAAAGAATATTTATGGTTATTAGAAAAAAATACTTAATTCATCTTTCTGTAAATGTTATGATCACAAATATATTTATTTTTTTTTATATTGGGGTGGCTGTAAGAAAGACATGTTGTTTTATAATAATTATATTAAAACACACATATGTATTAATGTAATATATTTAAATACTTTATAGTTTATAATAAATAAAATTGATTTAAACCATATATTAAATAATTTTATATATAATTAAAACCAATATGTCAAATCCTTTCCTAAGAAAATCTAATAGAATTCAACCAGAACCCTCGAACAGTAGATTTAATTTTGATGATATTAAAACTGATGATAGTGGTCCTCCCTTAAACAACAGATTTAATTTAAATGATATTTCCCAAAATGAAAAACCACCACAGCCGAATAACAGATTTAAATTAGACGGTAACAGTTCAGAAAAAAATAATATTCCAAAAACAAGTCGGTGGGGCGGTATTCAAAACGATATTGAATTTGAAGAAGAAAGAAAAAGAGAATTTGAAAATAATACAAACCGATTTATGAAAAGACATGGACATGGGTCAAATTCAGATGGAATTGTTGAAGAAGGTCGTTTTAGAAATAAAACACTCAGTATTTCTTTGGGAGAAATTTGTGAAGGAGAAAGAAAAATATATAAAACTAAGAAAAAACAATCTTATTTTAATTTTAAGAAAAAAACAAAGGTAGAACCACCAAAACAATTTGATTTAGCAAAAGAAGCGGAAGATTTTCCAGAATTAGGATAAAAAACAACAGTATTATTAATATTTAATAAGTTTAAATATTAATCATTTTATTTAAACCTATTTTAATATGGAAGAAGAATTAAATACGGATTGGGTTACACAATTTGAAAAAGTTGATGAGAAGTATGAAAAATTCTATAAAAAAAAAGTTGCTACTATTAATGTATTTTTTTTATACGTTGATAGAGATAGTAATCTTTTTTACATAAAAAAAAATAGAGAAAATTTAACGGATAATGGCGTGTTGGAAAAAAAACAATTGGTTAAGTTATTAAGAGAAAATATGAATTACAATAGTAAAAACTATAGACCAATATCCATATTACAATATAATATAACATTAAACCCTAATAATATCAAAAGCTTAATAAAAGATCCACAACAATATGATTTTATTAATCCACAAGATAGCATTCAAGATTTAAAATGGGATAATTCAATTGAATATTTTACGGATATGAATAGTCTTCACATAATATTTTTTGAAACGTGGAAAGACAAAAGAAAAAAAACAAATACCAAAAAAATATATATTAAATCTACAAAAAGTAACAATAAAAAAACCAAAAGAAAACACTTAAAGGTTTAAAAATAGATATTATACTATCAAATGTCGTCACTCATCGCCAGCATGGATAATTACGAAAAAAAACTCAATGAAAAAGGGCATATTGAATTGGGATGGAGTGAAGATCTGACAAGTAAAATTGTCCAATTTTATTTTCAATTGGTTAGAAGCGAAAATACTGAAAAACTAGAAATAAAATTAGAAGAAATGTTAATTAAAATAAAAAATAATGAATTTTCCAATATGAAACATTTTATAAAACTTTATAAGTTAATTGGACATACCCGTGATATAATTTCTGGAAAAGGCGAGCAAAAATTAGCGTTTATGCAAATATGGGTATGGTGGAAATATTATCCCGAACTAGCCGAATACGCTTTTACACAAATGGTAGTTTTAAATGACGATAGGGAATCGCATCCTTATGGTTCGTGGAAAGATATTAAATATTTTTGTAAATATGTAAAAGAGCGATCAGGAAGAAACGACCACCCTTTAATAAACAAAGCCATTGATATTGCGATTATTAATTTGAATACTGATATAAATATTTTTTATGAATCGTCTTCTTTAAACAAAAATGACAGACTGTCGCTGATAGCGAGATGGTTACCGCGAGAAAAAAGCGCTTTTGGTTGGGTGTTTAAAAAAATGGCTTTAAAAATGAATCCGCATTTTTTGGAAACAGCCAAAACAGAAAAGCAACATAAAAAGGCAAAAATTAAAGCATATATTACTTTAAAAAAACAGTTAATAACTTTAAATAAAAAACTAGATACCGCGCAAATTAAAATGTGCCATGATAAATGGAGTGATTTGGATTTTAATAATGTAACGACGCAAACTTTAAGAAGAAATAGAAGAGCGTTAATGAATATTAATAAAGATAATACTGTTCGCTCTCAGAAAGAAGACAGGAAAAACTGTGCTGAAAATTATCATTTCCACAGAGAAGCCTCTAAAGTTGATCCTATACGGCATAAAATACATGGAAAGAGGGCAAATGTGTATGAATATGTCAAAGATGCTATTGAATTACAACGAACACAAGAGTATAGCCATTCAAATATGGAGGAAACCGCAAATAATATTGTTTCGCAAGTTGATGCTATAAATTTACAATGGAATTCAAATAAAAAGAATAACAAAGGTTTAGAGAAAATTCCTATTATCTCGATGATTGATGCGTCCGGTTCAATGGAAATGGATAAATGTACGCCACTCTTTAATGCGATCGGTTTAGGAATTAGAACTTCTGAATTGACGCATCCCGCTTTCAAACACAGAGCAATGACTTTTTCATCTAACCCGCATTGGATTAATTTAGAGGATATTTCGGATAACTTTGTGAAAAAAGTTTGGAAATTAAAAACAAGTGATTGGGGCATGAATACAAACTTTTACAAGGCCCTTTTGATGATATTGGATGTGATAGTTGAGAAAAATATTAGCCCACGAGAAGTTGAAGGGATGGTTTTAGCTGTATTTTCTGATATGAAAATTGACACGAAATGGTTTAATATAGAAGGAAATAATAAAGGAAGTAATGAAGTAAATAATGAAGGAAATAATGAACAAAATATGAACACTATGTTTGACAACATAAAAGATATGTATAAAGAAGCCGGATTGCGTTCAAAATTTAATAAGGCTTATAATATTCCTCATATTCTTTTTTGGAATTTACGATTAACAGATGGATTTCCGGCAAAAACATCACAAAATAACGTAACATTTATAAGCGGATATAGTTCTGTTCTTTTAAACAATTTTTGTAGCAATGGAATGGAAACTTTTAAACAATATACACCAGAATTAATGTTGGATAATATTTTAGATAATAAGAGATTAAGATCTTTGGAAATTAAGATTATGGACCAATATGCGTAAAAAAAAATTTTTATATTATTTATTTATATATGTCGGTTAGTAAAAAATTATATAATGATGAAGAAATTAAAAATAATGTTGATGATATACCCGCAAAAATGGGTTTTTGGCAAGAAAGCTGTTTTGGTCCGAATACTGTAACTCCCGAATACATTCATAATCCTAGCCAATACATTCGTGATCTGGCGACTCAAGGGGGTGGATTCGATCCTGTTACTGAGGGTTTTGGTGTTGTAACATATTATGGTGAAAGTAAAGAACCTCAAAAAGTTGCGAGCGGGACACTCCAAAAAAAAGATGAAAAATGGTTTGCGAACGAAATTTGTAGCGTAAGATTAGGTGATGAAAAGCCAAAAGAAAAAGGTTTGCTTGTTCGCACTTTGTTTTCATTATTCGAAGATAAAGTTATAAGTGATGGTAAAGATAAAATATATTTAAAGGTTCATAAAAAATCAACTGTAAAGCCGGGATCTCAAAAAACACCAGAAGAAGTAGCTGAATTTTTAGTTAATTATTACGGTAACTTAGGATTTAACACCATTGAGGAATCTGACGAAGAATACACAATGATGAAAGATTTAACAAAGAAAGGAGGGAGAAAAAAAAAGAGCAACAAAACTAAAAAACACCACAAATCCAAAAAACACCACAAAACTAAAAAGCACCACAAAACTAAAAAGCACCACAAAGCCAAAAAACATCACAAAACTAAAAAGCACCACAAAACTAAAAAGCACCACAAAGCCAAAAAACATCACAAAACTAAAAAAAAATAAGATCATTTTAATAAATTATTTAAATTGATAAAAAATCATACTAAATTTATTTAATATAGTATATTAAATGGATTTACATGTCATTGTTGAAATATTATTAACATATTTCCCAGATCAAAGTATTAAAATTTGGTCTAAAACTAGAATTTTAAATACAGCAATAAAAAAAATTGTAGACAATCAAAAATATAACAGAGATGTATGGGGTAGAAGCTCCTTTATTCATACCAGTTTCTGTGAAATGTGCGAAAAAAAAAATCCTAAAATAAAAATGTTAATATATCCTGCCGATGACAAAGGTAGTGCGCGTATAATATCGCATTGTGATAATTGGATGTGTAATGTGTCAGCGATACATTCAATGATTGATCATTACAAGAATGATAATATTTATCTTTTAAAAAAACCATTTCAAAAAAGCACTAATGTAATTATCCCACGATCAAATGGATCTGAAAACGAGGGGTATTGTAAAAATAATTGTGTAGTAAAAAGAAAAAATAAATGGTATATATTTACGCATTGGTACGAAGATGAATTTAAATTTACAAAATTGATACCGTTAGAACATTATACCGAAAAATCACCCGAAATTATGTTTGAATAAAAAAATTGAAAACTTATAAATAAAAAAAGTAATCGCATACTTCCAATAATGACCGAAACCGTATATAGATTTAAATTATCGAAAACAATTATGAGCCCAATGATGGAGTTTTCAAATACCCATCGTTTTGACGAGATCCCGCAATTTCGTGAATCTTGGCTAAGATGGTGTGAAAACAATAAAGAACTTATAGAAACAGAACAATTGCGATTAAAAAATTTGGGATGCGAAAAAGATATCCAAGATAAAATGTATAAAAGTGTAAGATATTATTTTAAAAATAAATCTACTGAAAAAAAAGAACCAAAAAAAAGGCGCAAATATATCTCTTTAGGATGTGAAATTCTGGACGCGATGACCTCTCATTTGGACACCCATGCTTTCCCTAATAATTATAAACCGGAATTTGCTTATAATAATTTTGTATCAAACCAAGATTATAATAATGGATTAGACGAAGAAATTCAAAGATTACAAGATGAATTTCAACTTACGGAGATTGAAGCTGAAAAAAAAATCAAAAAAACTTATAAAAATCGATACTATCAAAAACAAGCTTTTAGAAAAAGAAGCTTTTGAAAAAGAAGCTTTTAGAAAAAGAAGCTTTTAGAAAAAGCTTTACCAAAACAAAAAGCTTTTAAAAAAGCTTTGTGTTAATATACATTTTATGTTCTTATTAAATTTTTTCTAGTTATATTTAGTATTTTCTTGTATATTTTCTACCTCTTTTTTTACGAGTATTTATTTGTTTTCTTTGTCTTTTTCTGCGAGTTTTCACTCTTCTTTTTATTTTCTTTCTCTTTCCTCTTTTTCTTGTACCATTAAACGTTTTAAAAAAAAAACAAATAATATTCCAGAAATAATAATAACTGAATTAAATGACAATATCGGGGTAGAAAAATCGAAAATATTAAAATTAGGCCAATATAAATATAAATTAGATAGTGTAATACTAAGAAATGTTTTTGCCACGCATTTCTCTGCTTATATCACTTTGAATAATAAGTTGTATGGATTTGATGGTTCTAGTTACTCAAAATTAATTAAATATAATTGGAAATCAGATCTTAACAAAGATGTAAATTTTATTTTAGAAAAAAAAGATGATACCACCGAGCCAGTTTTTAATTTTAAAAACGGATTTCAATTTCTTTTTTATTACCGCATAAAATAATAATTATTAATAAATATTTTTAAAGAATGGTATATTTATTGTTTCCAAATAAATCAAAAATTTTATTTATGATAGTGAACCATCGTGTTTTAGCTTTATAATTGCAAAATCATCAGTGCCCGCTACTCGTCGTCCCCCGGCTACATAAATATTACCATCACCATCTAATTGTAAACTCTGTCCCCAACTATCTTCATTCTCACCAAAATGAACAATTACTTTACCATCGTTCCCAAAATCATTTGCTAATGTACCATTTGGATTTAGCTTAGCAATTGCTATATTTCTAATACCACTTGAACCATCATATATAGGGGCACCTTCTCTACCGCCTACATAAATATTACCATTATCATCTAATTGTAAACCGAATGCTGCTGTATTGCTATTTTCACCAAAATTAACAATTACTTTACCATCATTACCAAAATCAGTCGCTATTGTACCATTCGTGTTTAGCTTAACAATTGCCATATTGGAATATTCAACCATCCCGAATTGCGATATGTTCTCATCCACACCGGCTACATAAATATTACCATTACCATCTAATTGTAAACTATGTCCTTGGGACTGCGTCGAACCAAAAGGAACAAATACTTTGCCATCATTCCCAAAATCATTTGCTAGTGTACCATCTGGATTTAGCTTAATAACTAAAAACGAATCAAATAATTTCCAGCCAGCTATATAAATATTACCAACATCATCTAATTGTACGCTTAATGCGAATGATAACTGAATATCAATAATTACTTTACCATCGTTCCCAAAATTAGTTGTTAGTGAACCATCTCGGTTTAGCTTAACAATTGTAACTTGGACTCCGGGCTGCGTTTTACCCCCCACTACATAAATATTACCAATATCATCTAATTGTAAACTACTCGCTTGGCTATAGCTATTTTCACCAAAATTAACAAGTACTTTACCATCATTACCAAAATCAGTCGCTAGTGTACCATCTGGGTTTAGCTTAACAATTGCCATATTCGAGTCCAACTCTGGGCTATTAATTTTCCCCACGCTCACGTCCCCAGCTATATAAATATTGCCATCATCATCTAATTGTAGACTATATCCAACACTATTCTTGTCTCCAAAATGAACCAGTACTTTACCATCTTTCCCAAAATCATTTGCTAGTGTGCCATCTGGATTTAGCTTAGCAATCGCAAAATCCTGTGAATCTCCATTACGAGCATTACTAAAACCAGCTACATACATATTACCATTACTGTCTAATTGTGAACATAACGCACTTTCCAGTGTTCCACCAAAATCTACAACTACTTTACCATATGTTTTTAAAGTTTCACATTCACCACATGCCGTTGTATTGCAATTTTTCCCAGAAACAGTTAAATTTTTACTTCCCACATAATTTTTTCTCCAAAATGTCACATCAGAAGCATCTCCACTATTTGCTGTGTAATATACTTTATTTTTTCCATTACAGCTATTATCAAATAAAGTTTTTTTGAGTCCAAATAACGGGCCGTAGTTTTTCTTATCAGCGTTTGTTGAAAATCTACCCACGCGTCTTCTGATTGCTCTAGTACGCGCATCTTCACTTGCATAATCTTTTGTTTGATTTGGTTTTTCTTGCTTATTTAAATATGCTAAACGACCAACTTTTCTATAGCATTTACCAAAGTTCATTTTTCCGAATGGCATTTATATAATATTTAAAAATATTATATTTTGATGTGCTTTTTATATAAATCTCATCGTACGGAGTATAATTACCATTTACTTCTTGTTATATTTGTTAAATAATTATTCTATTTCACTATTAACACTTTCTTTTTTTTCTTATTAAAGAAATTGATTTATTACAACATTCTTTTTACATTTCACTTGTTGATTAAAATCTATACAATTACAAAACCTATAAGCACATTTCCCTTTAAATCAATATTTTTACTATTTATTCTATCTAATGTAAATTGATTTTCACCTCTTATACAAGTTTTATTTTACAGAGAATCGTAATCCTCTATAATATAGCTTTTAATTTTACTTCTTATTTTGTCTGTTCAAATGATGCTATATTACCAAAAATATTTAAAGTTTAATTTAAATTTATAAATATTATATAGATATATATATAATATTTATGCAAGGGGGTGCTTTATTATCTCAAGGTGGTTATGGATGTGTGTTTTCGCCATCAGTAAACTGTAAAGGAAGAGAAAGTTCAAAAAAATATATCTCAAAAATACAAAAAAATGATTTTAGCGCTGATAATGAAATTAAAATAGGAAAAATGGTCAGTAAAAATAAAAATTATCGTAAATATTTCGCGCCGGTAATTAAAAGCTGTCCCATTGACATTAGTAAAATAAAAACAAAAGGCTTAGATGATTGTAAAATTATCACATCTCATCAAAATATACAAAATTTTTCAATGATGAAAATCCGATTTATTAATGGTTCTGTACTATCGTCTTTTATTACAGATAATAAAAATAGTGCTGATATTTTTTCGAATTTTGTTAACATTTACCAACATATGTTAGAAGCTTTAAATATATTAATTACAGAGAACGTGGTTCATTTTGATTTAAAAGGGTTAAATGTGGTTTTTGATACTGACAATGAAAAACCTATTATTATTGATTTTGGTCTCTCTATCTCTGTTACAGAATTGTTAAAATCCAAACAATATTTCCGATATTTTTATATTTATGCTCCTGATTATTATGTGTGGCCTTTAGAAGTACATTTTTTAAATTATATTGAAAATATTGACGAAGAACCAGATATGTCTGTTATTAAAAATTTAGCAATAGAATTTGTAGAAAAAAATAATGCTATTAACAAACTTAGCGAACACTTTAAAAAAGAATATATAAATGCTTCTATAGAAGAATTAAAAAAATATTTAAATTTACCTTCTAATACTGTAAAAGAACATATAATGAAACATTGGAAAACATGGGATAATTATTCATTATCTATTATGTATTTAAGGTATATAAATATACTATTTGGAAGCGATATCGCGTTGGACACCAATAACTACATTAAATATATGGTTCAAATTATGCTACAAAATATTCACCCAAATCCAAATAAACGAATTCCAGTAAAGAAAAACATTGCAATGATGGAAAATTTCTTTAACTCTATTAAAATAAATCAGATTGATGGATTTGAAAATTTAATAAGAGAGATTACAATAAATAAAAAAGAAATCGATATTAATACCCTTAAATACAGAAAAAATATGACAATAATGACGAAAAAAATATTAAATTTACGTAAAAATTGAATAAAACATTTAAAATATATACTATTCATAAAAATGCCAGCGAGACTTTACACATACATATTACAAACAGACAACGGTGGGGCGCCATGTGTTGAAAAGAATTTATTTAGTTTGGCTATCTGTAAGCCAAGAATTCGAAGATGCGCGCGCGAAAAATATATTTTAGTTGGGATTTCGGGGAATAAAATGAAAATAGGAAAGGAAAAACGTATTATATTTATATCCATAATTACAAATATAATTACAATGAAAGAATATGCCGATAAACATTCCAAACGACCCGATTCAATATATTCAAGTGATATGAAACTTCTTCCTAATTTATTCCATGAATGTGGGTCGCAGGAAATAAAGGATTTGGGAGGAGTAAACGTGCTGTTGAGTAATAATTTTATTTATTTTGGAAACAAACATATTGCTGTTCCCGATAATCTTCGCAATATTATCCCAACTACACAGGGTCATAAATATAAACCAAACGCACCATATAAAAATATACTTTTAAAATTATTTGAAACACATAAAAAAAAAAGTGGCAAAGGTAAAATCGGAAATTATAATAATAAACAAACTATTTTGGAGTCAATTAAACATCGGTGTTGAATATTAAGATAATATACTTTATATTTATTCATCTGTTATATTTTTTTTTACGACTTTTTTTATTTTGATTTTTTTTGTTTTTTCTTTTTTTGTTTTAATTTTTTTTTTCGTTGAGTTTTTTTTTTGGATTTTTTATTTTTTATTTTAAAAGTTTTTTTATATTTTATCACTGCTATTTCAAGTATTTCTTTTAATTTATGAGTATTTGGGTTTTCAGAAATCGTTTCTTCAACTATTTTAATCCATTTTTTTGTCATTTAATAATTATGTAGAAAAAAAATTGATAATAAAAAATAAATATGTCTTTACATTAATCATGGTTCAACTAATATTAACACGCTACTTATATAGTGTGGATGAAGTATTTCATTCATTATTGTTATCTTTAATAAAAAAAAAATCATTTCAAAAATCATTATTTTGGTTATCAGAATTATACTATAGTAAATTTTATTTACTATTATGGAAGTTTGTGTGGCAAACTTATTATGATTTTTACGCTGTGACAAATCCAAAATTTGAAAAATATATTTCTAAATGTAATAAAAATTGGGAAAAGAAAAATAACATAGAAGAATTTGTCAACGTAATAAATATTTTATACTACGCAACGTCTATTACCAATACAGTATTTACATTGAGAACTAAAAAATGTTTAGCACCAAATAAAATATACACAAAAAAAAGAAAATGGATGAAAGACTTTAAAAATCTTTCAAAAAAAGAGTATTTATTTATTCGATCTCTCCACGATAAAAAAATAAAAGATATAAACTTTTACTTTCATCAAATACAAAAAGATTTTAAAAGGTGCGATACCATTATAAAAAAATATCGCGATTTAAAACAAGAAAAAACGAAATTATTTAAATACGATAACAAGTATTATGGTGATAAACAACATATTATACTATCTTCAATATGTTGTTTAATAAATACGGATGATAAGGTAAATAAAAGACTAATTAAAAAGAAAATTAACAGTGAAGACATTGAATTTGTAAGAAAATCAGATATCATCGTGGAACCGATTAGAAAAACCTTGCCATTAAAGAGAGAATTCTCGATTGATGTCGAATCTGGATTTCTAAACAATGATAGGCCAAAAAAATATCAGGAAAACTTTTGGTATCATTGGGAATACTATACACAAAATTGTCCGCTTTGGGATGAAAGATTTAAAAAATATAAATGCGGTTTTGATGACGCGAAAAAAGAACCGGTCTTTTTAAATGACGATGATTTAGAAGATTTTTATGAAAAGTTTGGATACGAACCAGATGAGCAAACAAAAAACTGTCAAATGAAAAGCTTACTGAAACTTGAAAGCGACACAGTAATAGATATTTTAAAAGATTTCAAAAATAAAAAATATTTGAAAAGATAAATTTACAATACACAAAATAAACGAAAAATTAATATTATTTTTAATATAGGTTAAATGAAATTAAGTATTTTAACATGGAATATCAATTTCATGCATGATCATTGGTTAAAACGTGTAGAAAGCATAAATTCGACACTTGAAAAACACATAAATAATACGGATATCATCGCATTACAAGAAGCGACATTACCGTTTTCATCGGGCATAGATGATATTTATAAATTTCTCAAATGTAAGAAAATCAATTATACAACTGGTTCGGAGTTTTTTTTTGAAAAAAACTATTTATATAAAAAAATCCAAGATATTTTTCCAAAATACGAAAAAATAATTATCAATATGTTTGAATATCTAATGGATAAATTATTGTTTTTCTGTGGATATATATTCTCTCATTATGGTGAATATATGAAAAGACTATATTTTTCACATCCCTACATTTGTATATTTATTATGCTTTTGTGTCCGCTGCTATTTGTTGGTAGTTGGTTTTTTATAGGAATGGTAACAATTATCAATCAAAAAATAAAACACAGTGTTCGATCGAAATATGTTGGAAGAGCTTTACAAATTTCCGAATTTAAATATAATAGTAGAGAGATTACTTTTATAAATATACATTTATCTCCGGGAACATCAAAACACTCTTGTGATAAAAGAAAAAAAGAAATTAAAAAAATTTACCAACTCATTAAAAAAAAGGATGTATGTATACTAGCAGGTGATTTCAATGAGTCGCCGGAAGGATATGTGTATAAATTTTTAAAAAAGAAAAAATTTAAAAGCGCTTGTTTTGCGAAAAAAGGTTATGAGTTAAAAACATTTCCCAGTAAAAAACCTGAAAAATGTATTGATTATGTGTGGGTTAAGGGAGATTGCGTGGATGTTGATGAGATTAGGCATTTTGGCAGTGAAAAAGAAACAGACCACAAAGCTATTAAAGTTATTTTAAACATAAAAAAACTATAATAGAAAAAAATTGAAAAATATATAAATACCCAGTTGTATAATTATTATATCATGGGTAAAAATTTTAAAGGAGGAAAAAAACATAAAAAAGGTGCTAAGAAAAACGCGGCATCGTTTAATAAAGCAAAATTGCGTCTTGTCAGAGAAGAAGGGGAAATTTATGCTCGTGTTACCACTGTGTTTGGTAATGGTATGGCCGAAGTTTTGTGTAATGACGACGTTAAACGTTTGTTGATTATTAGACGACGTTTTAAAGGAAGAAATAAACGAGACAATAATATTGCGGTTGACGTAATGGTGTTAGTGGGATTAAGGCTATGGGAAGTGGTAGCGGCGAAGAAAAAACAAAAAGTAGATCTTTTATACGTTTATTCAAAAGAAGATATTAGCGAGCTAAAAGATTTGCCTGAGATAAATAAAAAAATATTACCTGGTTTTGTAAAAATAGATGAGGAAGATATGCCGTTTGAAATGAGTAATTCGCACGGCGATGAATACAGCGATGGTGATAAAATTAACGAAATTGTTGAGACGACAAATAGTAAAATTTCAATGGATTTAGATTTTGATTTTGATGATATTTAATCTACATCGTTTAAACTTGCCATAATAGCCGCTTGTAAATCTTCTTCTTCTTGCTTTTCTTGTTCTTGTATTAATAAATTATTTATAGAATTTCTTAATATATCACGCGCCTCTTGTTGTGTCATCCTTGTGGTTCTAGTTATGGGAATAGGATGAATAATATTTTGCGTCAAAGGAGGGTATTCGACATCGGTGTTTTCGGTGCTTTCGGTGCTTTCAGTGCTTTCGGTGTTTCTGTTATTTGTATCTTCGTCTGTGTCTGTGTCTGTGTCTGTGTCTGTGTCTGTGTCTGTGTCTGAGTCTGAGTCTGTGTCTTCGTCGGTATCGGCAGCAGCACCCAAATCAATATATCCTTCTTCGTCGATATCTTCTTCGTTGTCGATATTTTCTGAATCTATAATTTTTTTTTCTACAGAGTCTAGTTTGTGACGACATACGGGACAAGAAGCGTTTTCATTTTCAAGCCATTGTAAGATCATTTCCGGGTCAAAAATATGATTACAGGGCAACTTACTAATTGTTTCATTTTCTACGAATTTTTTTCGGCTGATGGGACAGCATTTTTGTTCGGGAAATTTTTCCTTTGAATACAGTTCTGTTTTTATTTCTTGTTTTCCTTTTTCGGATAAAACATGTTTATAATTATTTTTTTGTTGTAAGGTTTCTCTGAGAAGCGTGTTAAATTCATTCTGCGTGTCCGAAAAAGTAAAACGAGAACTCATTACAAAATTTTCTAAAAAATCACTGTATACATTATTTAATTGCTGTGGATTAGTGTTGAGTAAATTAAAACGGTCTACATTTGGGTTTTGTATAATATTTACATGATTATTACTTATATCAGTAGATACTGGTGTTGTTAAATTAGTAGTTATATATGTATTATCGTTGCTGATATTATTTGTCCCGTCAATTAAGTTATTTAAGTAATGTGCAAAATTCCTGAATAATAAATTCGTATTATTTGAAATATCTCTATCCATTATTAGATTAATACTTTATATTTTTATATGATTGTTTTATAATAATATGAATTTTAAATTACAAAAAAATATAAAAACTAGAATGAATTATAAAAAATATACATTACAAAATAAAATAAATTATTTGAAACAAAATTTAAAAGAAACAGAGAGAAAATTTCAAAATAATTATGTTTTAAATAATTTAATATATAAAAATAATGCGGTTATTAACAAGGAGGCTATTATTAACAAGGAGGCTATTAACAAGGCGGCTATTATTAACAAGGTGGATATTAACAAGATAATTATTGACCAACATGTTAATACTAATAGATTTATAATTCAAACAACGCCATATTTGAAAAATATAGGCGAAACAATTGCCGATTGTTTAAATTCTTTAGGTTTGGATGCTGTTTGTCAAGATACTGAGAAAATTAAAATAAATATTAAAAATGAAAATTTTAATAAATCCGATATTTTTATATTTATATATGTCAAGCAACTTTTAATACTTCCCGATAATGGGTTTTATATTTTTAACTTAGAACAGTTTTATCGCTTTAAAAATACTATATATTTAGATACAGATAGAGAAGATAAAGATTTTTTAGACGAGGCCTATGAAAAATCTCTTGGTATATTTGATTACGCAGTGGGAAATTTAGATTTTTATCCAGAAAAATGGAAAAAAAAGCTACATTATCTTCCAATACCCTTGTATAATTTAAAGTTTTATTTAAATTCAATAAACAAGCCTTTGGAAAAAAAATACGATATTTTATTTTTCGGAGGTAAAAATCATCGCCGCAAAAAAATCATAACTTATTTAAAGAACAATACAAATTTAAAAATAAAATATGTCACAAGAACTTTCGGAAACGAGTTAAATACCTTAATCCAAGCATCTCATATAATTTTAAATATACACTATGAAGAAACATCATTATTGGAAGTAGCAAGATTACATGATATTTTGCGCATAAATAACAAAGCTATTATAATTAGTGAAAAATCAGTTGATAAAGATACAATGGAAAAATATAAAGAAGTGGTTTTTTTTGTCCCTGAAATAAAAGATAATTTAGAAAATATAGAGTTATTATTAGAAATGGTTGAAAATATTATAAAAAAAAATACTATAGAAAATAAAAAAAACTATTTAGATGAAATAAATAAAAATATTGTATCAATTTATAATAACACATTTCAAAATTATTTAGAAATGAATAAGAAAATTAAAAGATACCCATATTTATTTCACAAATATAAATTTAAATTAGTAAATTCAAGAAACAACCTAGTTCAATATAAAATTATACAGAATGGTATTTTTGATAATTTATTAATGGATGAAAATGCTAATTATTTACAATATTATGCCCATTTACATTGTTACGATTTAAATAAATTCGATGAAATATACGAAAAATATATATTTGATTTGACACAATATTTTAAAATAGTTGTTACATATTCAATAGGGGAAAAAAAATTAGATAAAAGATTTACTGTTTTAAAAGTACCAAACAAAGGAATGGATCTAGGTGGTAAATTTGTTATGGTAGATTATTTGAAAAAAAATAATATCAACAGCAAATTTATTTTAATGTTACACTCAAAAACAAACACCGAAAGGAGAGAAATGTATTTTAAACCTTTTTTTGATAATTTAAAAAATCTTGTTGGGAAATTAAATTCTGATATTGGATTATGCGTTCCTAATATTATCTGGGGCAAAAACGTAAAACAATGGGGGCGCAATACAAGATATGTAAACGAGCTATTATCTTATTTAGATATTGCTTCAAATAATAATTTATTTCCAGAAGGAAATTGTTATGTAATGAGTGGATTTTTGGCAAAAAAGTTATTTGGAGATATTACATTATACAATTGTTTAAACACCGAAACTTCTTTTGATTTAAATTGGGTAAAATGGTATTATAGAGTCAGCGAAAAAAATAGTAAATATATATACGAACAATGGAAAACAAGAAATTTGTATGGTAATCACATCCATTCAAAAAAAGGATATAAGGGTATGCCTGATGGGCAGTTTGAACACGCATTTGAAAGAGTTGTTTTTCAGCTGTGTCATAAATATAGAAAAAAAATATGGGTTGCTCCTTTTGTATAATTAACTTACACAAGATATAAAGAACTTTTAATATCATGTATTTATATAATGAGATTTGTGGTAGAATATGTTTGGTTAGGAGGAGAGAATGAATTTAGAAGTAAGACACGTGTTATTGAGTTGGAAAACATATCGGATTTGCCTGATTGGAATTACGACGGAAGTTCCACAAAACAGGCCGAGGGCATGGATTCGGAAATTATAATGAAACCTAGAGCTATTTTTAAAAACCCCTTTGGACCGCCTTATGATTATTTGGTTTTATGTGATACATATTTACCAGACGGTTCTGTTTTATACAACAATACCAGAGCTGAAGCAGATAAGATATTTAACCAAAAACCAGAAGAAAAACCCTGGTTCGGTTTAGAACAAGAATATTTTTTAATTGATCCCGAGACAAATCTACCTTTGGGATTTCAAGCCGATAAAACACAAGGACAATACTATTGTAGTACTGGATGTGAAAACGCGTTTGGAAGAGAAATAGTAGAAGAACATTTCAACAAATGTTTAATCGCCGGCGTTAAAATCGCGGGCATAAACGCCGAAGTAGCGCCTGGTCAATGGGAATACCAAGTCGGGCCATGTATTGGTATTGAAGCGGGAGACCACTTGTGGATGGCCAGGTTTATTTTAGAACGAATATGTGAAAAACACAACATTAAAGTGGATATTAACGCCAAGCCTTTGAAGTGCAATTGGAATGGTTCAGGGTGTCATACAAACTACAGCACCGAAAATATGCGAGAAGGCACACAAGATAAAACCGGTTTAGAATACATTGACGATGCTATTTTTAAACTGTCGCAAAAACATCAAGAGCACATGAAAGTATACGGGTCGGGAAATGAGGAACGCATGACTGGCAAACTTGAAACGGCGCATTACGACGTGTTTAGCGACGGTGTCGCCAATAGAGGAGCTTCTATTAGAAGAGGCAATGAAACTGTTAAAAATGAAAAAGGATATTTTGAAGACAGACGACCTAGTTCTGATTGCGATCCTTATTTGGTAACTTCTATTATTTTCAAAACAACTTGTTTAGATTAATGGAGAGCGGCTTATTTGGGAATAATATTATTATTGTATATAATAATATTACCAATATCGTATTAATAATATTTTGTAATTTATTATCAATACTCGTATAAAAGCGGAACAGTAATAAATATTAAGTATATTGATTATATATAATGAATATTAGACTATTAAAAAAAGAAGACCACGTTAAATTTATTGATTTAATTAATAAATTTAGAGCTGTAGGAATGGATATTGATAGTGAACAGTTTTCAATAATTTATGATGAAATATTTTCACACGGATTTATTTTTGTTATAGAAGATGATAAAAAGTTAATAGGCACTGCTAAAATACACTTGGAGAGAAAGTTTTTTCACAAATTAGCCATTTACGCGCACATTGAAGATGTTTTAATTGACCCATTGTTTCGCGGTAAAAGATTAGGAGTGAAATTAATAAAATATTTAATTGGTTTTTGCGAAGAAAAGGGATATTACAAAATCAAACTAAATTGTGACGACAATTTGGTTAAATTTTACGAAAAAAACAATTTCGTTGTAAGCGGGATTGATATGAGTTTGGTTGGGAATTAATTTATTATTATAATATATATATATATATATATATGTCTGATAATAATAAATTAATGAAATCACCCCCTTATAACAAAAAAACAATTTTAATAATTGGTATAACTGGGTTTTTAGGGAGAAATTTAACAAAGTATTTAATTGATAATTATAAAAAATATAATATTATAGGAACTGGTTTATCATCAAATAAAATTAAAACTTTTGAAAATATTTTAAATGGTTGGGGGATTAACAATCACCAAATACCAGTTCACATGATCGATATAGTTATGGATCCCGTTAAGTTAGAAACGATATTTAAAAATAATAAAGTTGACTATGTTATACATTGTGCGGCATTAAAGTATATATGTATTTCAGAAAAACAACCTGAGAAGGCAATCGAAATTAATATTAATGGAACATTAAATATTTTGAAATTGGCAAAAAAATATAATATCACAAACTTAATAGGATTAAGTACAGATAAAGCAAATAAACCCATAAATACTTACGGTATGACAAAATATTTAATGGAGGAATTAATTAAAGAATACAAATATTCAATTTATCAAGGTGTCAACTTTTTTTGGTCAGATGGAAGTGTGTTGGATATTTGGCTAAGACAAATAAGAAGAAAAGACAAATTATGCGTAACTAATTTTGAACAAGAGAGATATTATAGTAATATATTTGATATATGCGAAGATATAATTACCAATCTAGATAATAAAAACCAAATAATAACTTCGAGTAAAATATTTAAAATTAGATTATTAGATTTATTCAAAGGATTTATAAAATATTTTAATTATGATGAAAAAAATTGTAATATAGTGGGATATAGAAAAAATGAAAAAAAATTAGAAGATTTATTAAATAACACTGAGGTATTTGAGAATTTAAAAGAAGAAGAAATTATAGAAATTATTAAATTTAATTTTGAACATTGTTCCCTTAGTTTTTAATATATAATATTTTGCATTATATATAAATTTACGGAAACAAATGTTTTATAAAGAAACATAATAATAATATACATCATTATAATTTGTATAATTATAATGATTATTAAGAAATGAATTTATATAGAATACATATCTTTGTAAAAATCACAATATGATTTTTTAGTTGATTTGAATAATTTAATATTTTTGTATAAAAGTGTTATCAAAATATATATCAATTATCTTATTAAAATTTTCTTTTGAAAAATATGAATTAAATACCTTTTTACATTTTTCCTTCATTAAACTTATTTTTTCTTTGGGTATTGAAATTAAATATTCGTATAAATTACCAATATCTCTGTCATCATATAATATACAAAAATCATCCCAATTTATAAAATCAGGTAGTTTGTGCTCATTTGATAAAATAACCGGAATACACCCATATGACAATGATTCCCACAAACGAATCGAATTTGGTCCCGAACCTCCCGGACACAGTGAAAACGTTGAATTCAATAATAATTCAGAAAATTCCATTTCTTCTTTTTTCATATCAATTAAAATATCATTTTTTTTAATTTGTTTTTCATAAACAATATCATTAAAGTGCCATTTATTTTTTATTTTAACATAACAGTCATTTTTATCTTTGAAAATATTTAATCTGTCTCTAACATCAGTAAGATAGTAATTTACATGGTAAGCGCCACAAAATGAAAATAAATATGTGTCATTTTTTCCCGATATTTGTTCACTATTATAATTAACTGGAAATAAAGGAAATGGTACGATTTTAATATTATATTTCTCTTCTAAAAGATAATCATTATGAGACGCATGAGACGCAAATACATGCGTAATTCCTATTTTTTTAAACAATGGTAGTAATCTACGAAATGATATATGTTGACAAACAGTAAAGCATTCATTTTTATCGATTTTATAATTATAAACAACATTCATTAACTTTGTCTCACGTAAAAAATTAATTTGATCAATTAAAGTTGCCCATGGAAACGCAAAATAATTATGCGGTATTGAATTTTTATTGTAATATAAATCAAATACTTTTTTTTCAGTTATAGCTGGATATTGCCACTGCTGGTTTAAATAAAATAATGTTTTTTCATTAAATTTTTTTGTTTCTATTTTAAAATCACTATCGTGATTTTTAAAATTTATTAGTTCAAAATTATTATTTATAAATTCATATCCTGGATTTAATTTTTTACTAAAATGTAAATTACAAAATTTATTATTATTGGGAACATTAATTTTTAATTTAATAATCTTTTCTTCCAATTTTTCTACTTTGTAATTATTATCACATTCATTCAACCCATTGTAAACATATTTTTTATATAATTTAAAATCAGTTTCTTTTAATATATTTAATTCAACATACTGATTTAAGATAGACAAAAAATTCATTTTTGATTTATCATTGTCGTTTAATTTATTTATTTGTAAAAATTTAGAGTGTGGTATATTTTTTAACAAATACCCATTTAACATTAATCCACTAAAACATGGATTTCCCCATAAATTATACCCAGATCCCAACCCAAAAGGTAGTCCGCCCCTAAATGATCCTTTGTAAATAAGAACATCGTTTTCTTTAACAAATGACGCTATCTTTTTATTTACAAATAAATCATACAAATCACCATTTTCCAATACATCATCATTAAATTTACCTTGAAAAAATATTTTTTCTTTAAAATATATTTTATCATCTTTTTTTATAAATTTTTCTTTATTTTCATAATAAAAAATCAAATTATAATTAATAACTTGGTTTATAAGAGTATCGTTATTTTTTTTAATATATAAACCCTGTTCGTGTAGTTTTAATTCTTCAATTATTTTATTATCATTATCGTTTCTATTTACAATATAACGCATATTAATTATCCTATTATTAAAAAATAATCTATAACCAAAATCCATATCGCCACAAGCCCACCCATTATAAAAATTACAACATCCGTTTGATTTTTTTAGTGTGTCCCCTTTAAAAATTACAGAACCACCGCCAATATTTATTTTCTCTTTTGTACCATAAATTTTATGATCTGTCAATAAAGAACCTAAGTTAATTTTATGAAATATCAAGTCAACATCTGAAAACAATATTTTGTTTGAACCATTTTTAATTGAATATTTAAACCCAACATTCATTGTTGTTTCTTTGTCCCAAATACTATTTACTGTTTGTTCGCAAATAATAATGGTATAATCAAAGTATATATCATATGATTTTTTAAAAGCTTTAATAAACAAATCCAATTCAACCGGTCTATTTCTATATGGAATAATAACATCCAACTTTACATCTATTAATTTAAAAATAGGATGATATTTTCTAACAATTTTCCTTTTAAATAATTCAATATCGGTTATATGCCCATATGAATTCGAATTACAATAATATATAATATAAGGGTTGGTTAGAATTTTGTAACTGCCTTCTTTTTCAAAATATCTTGCCCATAATTCTAAATCGGCACACGATCCATATTTTTTTTCATTAAAACCACCATATTTCTTAAATAACCCAACTTTCCAAACTGGAGCACACCCACAAAAACAAAACATGTTATAATTATTTAAATCAATAAAATTATTTCCATCAATTCTAAAAAAATCAAAAATTGATATATTATTAAATTTAGTCCAGGTTGTTATTGTTTTTGAATCATTATTGGATAAACATTTTTTAAGTAAATTATATTTATACTCGTAATCCATAAAATCAGATTCCGTGTCATTTTGTATTTTATCGACATCTTGCTTGCCATAAAATATTTTTTTTTTATGATACATTAACGATAAATCACTATCAAAATCATCAGCTAAATTTTTCGATACCAACAAGGGACAACATAAGAGATTCAGTTCTTTATTTATATTAAATTCTTTTAAATAGTCAATAATAAAATTTTTATGTAATTTATCGTCAACATTAAAGTTACATACAAGTTCGGTATCTACCATTTCCAACATATGGTTCCAACAGTCATATAGCCCTGTGTCTTCTTTTTTTGTTTTTTTAATAAGAGTAATATACTCTTTAGAATAACAAAAGTTCTGTATTTTATTATTCGTTTCTATATTATTCGAATCTATGACATTCCATATAATTAATTTGTTATTTTCTAAATCAATTAAATTACTTAAAACATTCAAATAATTATCAATATACAGATCACATTCAAATAAAGATGATATTATGGTTATTCTCATATTTACTGGTTCAACTTTTTTTCTATGTATTCTATTTTCTTTACATCCGAACTTGGTCCAATGTATCCACGCATTTCTCTGCGATAAAATCCCAGCTTCTCTTAAATCAATATAATTCTCAATATAAAATTTCCAGTCAAATGTGTCAATTGTATAATCTGTCATTATATATATATATATATATATATATATATATATATATATATATATATATTAAATTATATTTTATATATGGAAAATTTTGATTACATATTTTATTTAAATTTTTACCCCGATATAAGAAAAGCAGGACTAATCACAAAAAGACAAGCTTATAACCATTATAGAAAATACGGAAAAAAAGAAGGGAGAGTTTGTTCATATAACCAATTAATTAAAATAAACAAATCAAATATGATTAATGAGGTTAAAAAAATAAATACTTTTAAAGATTTTAAAAGTATTAGTGAAAATAAAATTCACATTATCATTCGTACTCATTTAAGAAAACCTAACTTTAAAAAGGTTATGACAAGTATAAACCAACAAAGTTATTCAAACTACATAATCCATGTTGCCTATGACCATATGGATTCATTGAAATATATTAAAGATGAATTTGGCGATAAGATGATTATCCATAAAGTAAAGAGAAATAGTAATAAAAATGCCTTTTTTGATTTATATTGCAATGACATTAAAAATAAAATAACCGATGGGTGGATAATGTTTTTAGACGATGATAATTATTTAATTCATGAAAATTGTTTAAAAATAATAAATGAACATTTAAAAGAAAAAATTGTAGTATGGTCTTTTTTAAGACCAGATAAATTAATTACACCTGATTTAAAAAAATTAAAATATGGTGAAATTGATAATTGTAGTTATATTTTTCATCATAGTATAAAAAAAGATGGGCAATTTGGTGATTATTACGGGTCTGATTTTAAATTTATCAATTCAATACTTGCTAAACATTCAGGATTGTTAATAGATTTCACTTTAATATCTACTCAATACGATGATAAAGTATCTAATATTGGAGCTTATGAAAATAATCTAAATAAAAAATTTATAGAAATAAATCGTATTGATTTTCACAATTATAAAAATCATTACAAAGATTTACAACATTTAAGTATTGGACAATTAAAAAAACATTACAACCAGTATGGTAAATATGAAAGTAGAATTGTGAAATTTTTAGATTTTAATTATGAAATATTCGAAAATACAATCAATAATTATTTAACTTATTATAATAGCTCTATAAAATTTACATTAATTACTACACTATATAATGAAGTAAATGAAATACGATTAAAAGAATATATTATTTGTTTAGAACATCATCAAAAAAATCAATTTATAGAAAAAATAGTTGTATTTTACGATAATTTTAAAGGTAAAAATGACAAATTATTAAACTGCTTTAATAATTTAGATAAAGTAGTATTGACAGAATGTACAGGTCGTCCTTATTTTATTGATTTATTTAACTATAGCAACAGGTATTACAATAAAAAAAATATCATTATTTGTAATGCGGATATCATATTTGATCATACCCTCTATAAATTGGAACGCATGGATATGAAAGATAATCTTTACGCGTTAACGAGATGGGACTATAGTGATGAATTTACTGCAAGTCCTAGACTTCAAAAAAACAAGATCATGGACTCAAGTAAAGATTCATGGATTTTTCAAACACCGTTTAATTTAAATAAAGTTAAAAATAATGATAAATTTATGGAAATTCAAATAGGTACTTGGAATTGCGATGGAGCATTAAATTATTTTTTTAAAGATTGTTTGATTCATGAATGTTTAAGTATAAAATCATTTCATGTTCATTTTTGCAATGGACGAACAGAAGAGGATACTACTATTTTATATTAATTTTTTATTAAAATTTTTCATTAAAATTTTTCATTAAAATTTTAATAAAATCAATTATCATTATATATCATTATATATATATATATATAATGATAAATATTGGAATAATTGGAAACGGGTTTGTTGGAAAAGCTACAAATATTTTAAAAAATGATAATATTAAATTATTTGTATATGACATTGAACCTTCATTGTGTATTCCAGCGGGAATAACTTTAGAAAAATTATGTAATGAATGTCATGTTATTTTTATATCTGTCCCAACACCGATGAACAAAAATGGAAGTTGCTATTTAAATATAGTTGAATCTGTAGTACAAGATATAAGTATTTATTGTGATTTAAATGAAAAATTAGTAGTCATACGTTCAACTGTTCCTGTTGGAACATCCGATAATTTAAACTGCTATTTTATGCCGGAGTTTCTTACTGAAAAATCGTTTGAAAAAGATTTTATCAATAATAAAGATTGGATTTTCGGGTGCAAAGGAACAGAACAAGATAAAAATTTCAAAAAAGTTATTACTAAAATTTTCACATCAGCGTATAATGCTAAAAAAATAACATACAACAATGTTAATTTCGTAACTAATGGTGAAGCAGAAATGATCAAATTATTCAGAAACAATTATTTATCTACAAAAATAAGTTTTTGTAATGAAATGGCGCAATTTTGTAAAATAAAAGGCATTGAATATGAAAATGTTCGCAAATTGGCAACAAAAGATGAGCGTATTGGAGAAAGTCATACAAATGTCCCTGGTCACGATGGTAAATGTGGTTTCGGAGGTACCTGTTTTCCCAAAGATACAAACAGTTTACTTTATGAAATGAATAAAAATAATATGAAATCTTATATCGTAGATGCGACAGTTAAAAGAAATGAAAATGTAGATAGAAAAAAAAAAGATTGGGAATCAAATAAAGGAAGATGTGTTGTATAAAATTATATTAAGAAATATTATACAAAATAATTGTGGTGAAATGGATCAACACATACTTTGTTGTATTATACAAAAACGTATTATGAATTTTATCGTTTATTTCCGGTAATCGATACATATATATATATATGAATAAAATAAATATATTAATTACAGGAGGTTGTGGTTTTATTGGTTATAATTTTATTAACTATATTTTTGAAAAAAAAATATACAATATAATTAATTTGGATGCCATGTATTATTGTTCCAATGAAAATAATGTGAAGAAACATATAAGAGAATCCACCAATTATACTTTAATAAAAGGCAATTTATGTTCTATGGATTTAGTAAGACATACTTTAGTAACATATAATCCAACGTATCTTATACATTTTGCCGCCCAAACACACGTACAAAATTCATTTTCGGATGCTCTTCAATTTACAAAAGACAATATTGTTGGGACACATACTCTCTTGGAGGCATGTCGTGTTTACAACAAACTAAAAAAATTTATACACGTTTCAACCGATGAAGTATATGGAGAGTCAATGCTCGCCATAAACGAAACACATAAGACAGAGCATAGTATTTTGTGCCCGACGAACCCTTATGCTGATACAAAAGCAGGAGCAGAGTTAATTGCCCAGTCATATAACCACTCTTTTAACATGCCTATTATTACCAGAGGGAATAACGTATATGGACCAAATCAGTATCCAGAAAAGGTTATACAGCGCTTTATTAAAAATAGTTCCAATAATAGATTTTGATATAGAATATAATTCATCAATATTTAGATTTGAGGATTATGTAATAAAGATAGATTATGAAGATTTATCTAAACATCTTGAAAGTTACGATTTAGATACTTATAAAATTAATAACTTTTATTTAACTGATCTAATTAAATTAAAAAAAAAATATATACAAAGAGATTACAAATATATATATATAATTTAGACTTATATAGTTATTATATTAATGAGAAATTATATAATTTTACTATATCAGATAAAAGTGAAGATATAATCAATATAAATAGATTAATATATAAAAAAAATATAAATCAAATTTATATTTCTGATAGTATTAGAAATAATTTAGAATCAAATATACCTATATTATCAAATAAATATGATGTTAACGCACCAATGTTATTCATTGGAATGTATAGTTATGAGGATTTTGAAAAGTTTAGCAGTCATCTTGGAAAGAAGTATATTATTTGGTACAATAAAGATTGTGAATATTCAAATAAAAATAGAAGATATATAATAAATAAAGTCAAAAATGATATAACTGGTAGCTATTATTACTACGATATTTGTAAAATGAATTTAGATTTATTTGAAATTAATTCTAATAAAGTTATATTAGATATAAATAGTCCTTTGTTATTTGATGATATATATGATAATATAAACCAAATAATTATATACACATATAATAATATGAATATAATTAGTTATTGTTGTGGAACTTGGCCTTCAGTTGGCGGTGTTGCTAGATATGACACTCAATTAAGTTTAATTTTCCCTGAAAGAAAGTTTTTTTCAGGACCTCAAGAAAAAGATAAAATGTTAGAATATTTAAAAACTTGTAAAAACCCGATTGTTATAACAGATAATCATTTAGCTTGTGATATTCCAAATGAATACCCCATTTTATTAGTGCATCACGGTGTTGCACAAACACACGCATATAGAGAGCCAGAATGGGATCCGTATTGGAGAGATTTATGCTGTAACGGACAAAAAAAAATGCTTAGTTATCGAAACCCAGAAAATACTTGGATTATTAGCTGTTCTCAATTTTGTACTCATGAATTTAGTAAATATTATCCTGAAATTTATCCAAAATTCTTAAATAAAAAAATATTACATTGTTCAGAATTAAATGAAGAAACATATAAAAAAGAATTTAACAATAAACCTATTATTTTAGGAAATTGGCAAAATGTAAACAAGGGTAAAAATGTAATCGTTCAATTAATAAAAAATTTACCAGATTTTCAATTTAAACAATTACAAATAACGAATAAAAATGAATCTATTGATTCATTTAATAAAAAAAAACAAAATATTTATTTAAATTCAGATATTTTTTTACAAATATCTTTATGTGAAGGTAATTCTTATGCATCATTAGATGCTTTAATGAATGGGTTAATAGTTGTAGCGTCTGATGTAGGATTATTTTATAAAGATGTACCAGAAAATTGTTTTGTTAAATTGAATTGGAAAAGAAAAAATGATATTGAGTATATTAATGAAAAAATAAATTATGCATGGGCTAATAGATATGAATTATCTAAAAATGCAAGAGAGTGGTATTTAAAGAATTGTAGATTTGCAGATTGGGAAAAGAAAATGAAAGATATTGTAAATGAATTTTATAATATGATGTATTAGAAGATATTTGTATTTAGTTTTAATAATTATATAAACACCGTTTTTCACTAATATCGCAAATTGAATTGCCATAATAGTCTTGAGGAAATTCAATACTTTTCGCATAATAAACCAATTGTAATTACCGATAATCATCTTGCGTGTCATATACCAAATGATTATCCTGTTTTGTTAATACATCAAGGTTGTGCTTTAACAACAAGTGAAAGAAATCCCGATTGGATGCCATATTGGAGGGATTTATGCTGCAATGGACAGAAAAAAATGCTTAGTTTTAGAGATCCCAAAAACACATGGATAATTTCTTGTTCCAAATCATGTACTCATGACTTTAGAAAATTTTATCCAATATTACATACCCGGTTTAAACTATTTAATTTACTTCATCCATCGGAATTGAATGAAAATAATTTTAAATCTTCTTTTAATCAAAATCCTGTAATTTTAGGTAATTGTGGACATATGAAAAAAGGAAAACATTTAATACCCAGAATATTGGAGATTACATATTCATTTTGTAGAAAAAACCATATTTTCAAAGCTCCAAAACTTTACCATGTGAAAAAAAATAATATATATATTGGTAGACCAGATGGTATTGGTAATCGAATGGAGGAAATATAAATATAAATATATTTCTATCTCGTTCGAAAATGCCAATAGACGCGCAAGATGGACAGTGGCTTGATGCAAAATATAAGCAATTGAATTTAGACAAACAATAATTATATAAAAAAAAAATACTTTATATGATGATGATGTTAAAAATATTTTGGGAGTATTTTTAATATTTTTTTATGACATCCCTATAATTCATTGGGTCTATGTGGTATTATTACACATCCATATTTTTTTTATGGGAGAAATGTTCGCATAGATGTTTCAATAAAACATCTGTTATTAAATATTTACTTTTATGAATATAGACAATCTATATTTTAGTTTAAATCGTAAAGTCATTTTCTATTAAATAAAGTTTTGAACATTTTTAAATATAATACCGAGTCTATTCTTTTTTTTGTATAATTATGTCTCTGTTATTCTATTTAATTTGTCTATCAATATATATATATATATGACAGATTATACAATTAATACCTTTGACTGAGAATTTTATATTGGGAATTATATTGATTTAAGAGAATCTGGGATTTTATCCAAAAAGAAAGCATGGAAACATTGGAAATTGTACGGTTGTAAGGAAAATAGAATACATAGGAAAAAAATAAAAGTTGAATCGGCAAATACCAGAATTAGTCACACTCAACCTATTGTTCTCACAGAAGAAACACGACATGCTGTCAAAATCACTTCCGATAAAGAGACAGTGGTTGTAGGAGCGACTTCTGTGGACAAGGTTGGAATTAGTCACACTCAACCTATTGTTCTCACAGAAGAAACCCGCCATGCTGTCAAAATCACTTCCGATAAAGAGACAGCGGTTGTAGGAGCGACTTCTGTGGACAAGGTTGGAATTAGTACCGTGCATCAAATAAACAATATTATTCCAAACGTTCAGTCCAGTTGGAAAGGAGACATGAGAATAACCTTTATATCATCTTTATTTGGATGCGATCTGTATATTGATAATTATATACAGTCGGTGTTGTCAATTGCCGCTCAATCCAATCTTGTCCTTCTTGGATTGCCGCTACCCATCGTACCTGTGTGCTTCTCCGTTACTGGCATGCCGATATGCTTGGTGTCAGTTGCTGTTACGCCCATTGTAGTACCGAGCACTCGCTATGGTGGGGAATCGTGTGAGTCGCGAACGCCTCACGAACGACTTGTTCGCTTTACTCGGTAGTATTTTCATCATGTTTTGTCACCAACGACTCCTGATGTACAACAGTCCTGTTCCACCATTTCTTTAACCAAGTCGTCAAAGCTGTATTGTGGTTCCCATCCCAGTTCTGTCCTTGCCTTTGTACTATCGCCTAATAATTCTTCCACCTCGGCGGGTCTAAAATATCTCTCAGAAACAAAAATAAGTTCTTTTCCTGTTTTAGTGTCGTAACCTACTTCGTCTAAACCTTTGCCCTTCCATTTAATATCAAATCCCTTCAAAGCAAAAGACTTTTCAATAAACTCTTTCACTGAATGAAATTCATTTGTAGAGAGAACATAGTCATCTGGTTTATCGCTCTGCAAGATTCCCCACATGCCTTCCACATAGTCTTTGGCATGTCCCCAATCGCGTTTTGATTCTAAATTACCCATAACAAGTTTATCTCTCTCCCCTTTGAGTATCATATTAAGACCCCTTGTAATCTTTCTAGTGACAAAGGTAGGTCCTCTTCTTGGACTCTCGTGGTTAAATAGAATACCATTGCATGCGAACATATTGTATGACTCACGGTAGTTTTTGGTAATCCAGAACCCATATAATTTTGCGACTCCGTAGGGAGAGCGAGGATAAAAGGGGGTTGTTTCTTTCTGGGGAACTTCTTGGACCAAACCGTAAAGCTCAGAAGTGGACGCCTGGTAAAAACGACATTTATCCATTAATCCTGAACTTCTGATTGCCTCAAGCATTCTTAAGACACCTGTTCCATCTGCGTTAGCGCAGTATTCAGGCATTTCAAATGATACTTTTACATGACTCATTGCTGCTAGATTATACACTTCCAATCTCTCTAAATCAGGATACGCTTCTTTTATTTGAAACATAATATGTAACAAATTTGAACTATCCGTCATATCACCGTACTTAATTATTAAATCTTTGTTGTGGTATAAATGATCTATTCGTTGGGTATTAATATTAGAAGCACGTCTTATGATTCCCCATACAATATATTGTTTTTCTAAGAGCAATTCCGCTAAATATGATCCATCTTGTCCGTTAATACCCGTGATTAATGCTATTTTTTTCATTATATATATATATATATATAATTCTTTAAAAATTTATTTTGTAATTTTGTTTTATCAATTATTTTACTATTTTTAAAAAAACACCTCTAAAAACATATTTCATATATCGAGGAATTAAAATTTGGTTTGATAAATATTTAATATATTGAATTACATCTTTTGTACAATGTGTATATAGTATCGTATATGTGTATGAATTATTTTGAAGATTTCTAGTCTACAAGATGTAAATACAATATTAATTTATTATATATATATATATATTAGAAATATATTATTCAAGTATAATTTTGGATTTATATAATGTTTGATACTAATTTTTGTTCAGTATATGGAATTTTATCACTATATGAATATTTCATATAATTAAGATAGTTTACTTTTTAATTTTTTTCATTACTTTACTGCGGGTATTTTTTAATCTAACATAGGTAGTTTATCAATTTCGCATCCGAAATAGTATTTTATTGACTAAAATAATTTTCAATAGCATTCGTTTTTGGTCTATATGGAATACTATATTATAGTTTATTACGTGTTTCTTCAATATATTTTCTTATTTCTTTGCTTTTATGAGATCCAATATTATCTATTATTAAATTATTTTTGTATGAATAAATATGACCCTGAAGATATTTGAAATAACATATAATATACTAAATTATATATCGTAAATATATACAAATTATAATAATTTGTATATATTATATGAATAAAGAAAACTTATTAAGTTTTTTACCCGGATACTTTCAAGGGTTATCTAAAGTTTTTACCACATATCCTTTTGATGTTATTAAAACAAAAATGCAGATCAATAATAATCATAATACAGCAATTAAAACATTCAAACATTTGTACAAAAATGATCCCAAAATTTTTTTTAGAGCAATAAATATTCCACTTTTAACATTTCCTATAGACAGGGCAATATCTTATAAAATTTATGAGGACTTAAATAAACTAAAATTTAATCCATATCAATCTGCGCTATGTGGTGGCATGATGTCAAGTATATTAAATGTCCCTATGCAATATATAACAACGAATGCTATAAACTCCAATAAACAAGATTATAAAGGCACGCTAGATATAATTAAAAATACTTTTAAAAATAAAAAATATTTTTATAAAGGATATTTACTAGATACTACTAGATCTTTAAGTGGTTCTACTATTTTTCTTGGAACATATGGTAATATCAAAAATAACCTTCCTGACTCAAAAAAAAATACAATTATATCTAGCTTAGCAGCTATTTCTATAACTTGGATTTTAACATTTCCATTAGATACATTAAGAGTTTTAAAGCAAGTATCAAATAAAGATTTATATTCATTGGTTATTAATAGATATAAATCTAATGGTATTTTATCATTTTATAATGGATTAACCCCTGTTCTTTTTAGAAGTATACCATCTACAACTATGGGAATGTTAATATACGAAGAAGTAAAAAAACTAATCAATTAACTCTTTATAATAATCATAAATTATTTTACTGTTTCGCTTTTTAATTGGTTTTGCTGGACTACCTACATAAATTGTCCAAGGTTCGGTATCTTTTGTTAATAACGAATTTGCTCCTAATACCGACCCTTCAGCCATTGTTACATTCGGCATAATAGAACAATTTACACCACACCCTGAAAATTTTTCAAAAGTTACACTTGAATATTCTACTTCTCTATATTTTTCAGGTATAGTTGGACCACATAAACCTTTTCCTGTATAATCATCGCCTCCTGCTATTATCATTGTTCCTGCTGAAATAAAACTAAAATCATCCAAATTTACTTCACTATGTTCACTACCTATACAACATACATAGGGGGATATATGCACATAATTTCCTACATTTAATTTTGTATTTATAGTTACACCATTGCCAATTGCTATATGGTTTTTTAACTCTGTTAAACTTGGATGTTTAATTATAGCGGTAGAATGGATAAAAACATCTGTTCCAATTTTCTTAAAAATATTTGGATTTTTAATTATATTGTTATAATGGATAAAAATATCTTTTCCAATTTTCTTAAAAATACTCATTGTATAATATAAATAATATTATTTAAATAATTTTTTATTTAAATAATCTTTTCTTACAAATGGTTAATTCTATTCATACATATTATTTTTACATATATACATATATATGTTATATATTTAACAAATTTAAATTTAACTAGAACTTCATAAAGATTATTCTATAAATATAAACCTGTTATTACAAAAGCCCTAATCTTTCATAAAATGTCTCTTGATTGATTTCGAATAAGATTACTTAAACCTATGGATGTTTTTAAAATAATTAGATAATATTAAGAGTAAAAAAACTTAATTAATTTACAAACTTGTTTTATATCTTCATCACTAATAGTTATATAAGATGGTAGAAATAGACCATGTGTGCTAACATAATTACTATTTACAAAAAGAGCTTCGTTATAATATACTTGTGTTTTATTAATTTCTCCGTATACTGGACGTGTTGCGATTTTATGTTTTTTTAAAAACGCTACCAATTCTTCTCTTTTCTCTGTGAAAATATCTACAAACCAAGGCATCCATTCATCATTTAATACAGGGCGCATTTCAACAATATTATTTAATTCTGTATAATATAAATTATAAATTTCTCTCATTCTGTTTACTCTATAATCCATTTTTTTCATTTGTTCTATTCCAATAACAGCTTGTAAATCTGTAAATTTTAAATTTATACCAAATACTTCAAAATTATCTTTCCCACTTTCTCTGCGCCCGAAATTTTTAATCATGCGCATTTTTTTTGCCAACAAATCATCATCCGTAACACAAAATCCACCCTGACCGGTACTTATAATCTTGGGTGAACTTAATGAAAAAATACCAATGTTTCCAAATGTACCAAGATTTTTCCCATTTATTCTACAACCTAATGATTGTGCAGCATCCTCAATTAAATAAAAGTTTTGTTCTTTACAATAATTTACAAGTTCGGTCATGTTTTTATAGCGATTATTCAATGATACATGGATAATAGCTTTTGTTTTGTCAGAAATATTCTTTTTTATCGTATCTAAATTAATAGTGAATGTATCTTTATCAACATCAATAATAACGGGTTTTAATTTTAACATCGCAATAGCATTAACAGTTGCCATCATTGTATAATTTGGAACAATGACTTCGTCACCAATATTTAAATTTAATGCCATTAAACTCAAAATAATAGCACATGTCCCACTTGTAGTCATGATACAATGTTTGCAATTTAAATAAGATTGTATTATATTTTCAAGCTCTTCTGTTTTTTTATATTCGGTAATGAATGAATCTTCCAACATGTATTTATATGTTGCTTCAGCCTCTTCTTTTTCAAAAGTTGGTCTATGTTGTACAATATTTTTCATGTTATACCAATTTATCATGTCGTTTGTATTTGTATCTTTATCAAAACATTGATAATATTTTCCAATTAACATTATAGTGGGTTCTCTTTTTCGTTGAATATCCCTTGGATTTGTTTTTTTTAAATCAGCATTTTTTAAATATTTCATATAGTCATCGCGTAACATAATTCTAAAATCAAGAGATATTCTTAATTTATTTTCGTTATTTGGTTCATTATAATGAGTACACATATTGGCATTAAAATAATATAAATCGCCTGGTTTTAAATTTATACTTTTAAAATCCTTTTTATCCGGTTTTGATTCTATATATATGGAGTTTGTATTTAACATTTCGGTAATAGGTATTAAAAAATTTTTTTCGCCCAATGGATGATTACTCAATAAATCACTATCTTTATGAGGTAATACGGCTATGCTTTTTAAAAACTGAAAGCGAACACTTGGAAAACTTTGAAAAATCATATATTTTTCATCTGGGAAAAATTCTTTATAAATATCCTTAATAAAATTACAATAAAGCATTTTAAATGTATTATCATTCTTGATTTCATTGTAAAATTTTTTATGTAAATCTGTATCAATTTCATTTAATGCACCCGATTTTATTCTATGTTTTAAATATTTGTAATCTTCTGATTTTAAATGTAGCATATTAAGATTTTCTTCATTGTATAAATTTTTAAAATATTTGATAAACGGATGTTTTTCAACTTCATATGTAAATATATTGTGGTCTCCCCAATTATTTTTATGAATAAACATTATATATATATATATATATATATATATAATAATTATAAATACAATTAAAATAACCCACCATTGATCGGTATATTTGAACCATTAATGTACTTATTTTCTTCAATTAAAAAATAAATTAATTTATTTATATTATCAACATCGCCAAATTTTTTTAAAGGAATTTTTTTTAATATTTCTTTCTTTATATCTGTTGATATTTCATTTCCCATTCCTTCATTTATATATCCAGGAGATATAGTATTTATTAAAATATTTTTAGCACTATTTTCTAAAACTAAAGATTTTGTTAATCCATTTAAGGAAGACTTTGAACACGAATAACTGGATGCCCCCATTGAACCAGTATTACCTACAACTGATGAAGTAAATACAATATTTCCATTTTCATTTTGACGCATATGATTTATAACAGGATGAAGAACATTATATAAAGAACAAATATTTAGATTTATTACATTATACCAATCCTCATATGACGTTTTATGAAAAAATGAATTTTTGTAATAACCGGCATTTAATATACAATTATCTATTTTTTGCTTTTTTAGAATATTGTTTATAATTTCTTTGATACTTGGATCAGTTAAATCTTTTTTTATATGATATAAATTATCATGAGAATAATCTAATTCACTTCTTGAAATACTAATAATTTTATGATTTTTTTCTAATAAAAATTTACTTAATTTTTTTCCAATTCCCTTTGATGCTCCTGTAATTAATGTCGTTTTCATATATATATATATATATATATATATATATATATTTATATTTATCTATCTTTCTAAATTTAATACTCCAGCTCCCCAAGTCCATCCAGAACCAACACACGCAAATAAAATTTTAGAATTATTGGTTACATTTTTTTCGCTAAATAATTTATCTAAAACTGTAGGAATAGATGCCCCAGCAGTATTTGCTTTGCTATCCATATTTTTTTGTATTTTATTTTTATCAAGTTTTATAATTTCTGCTGTTTTTTCTAAAATTCTAATACTTGGTTGATGAGGAATAAAATAATCAATTTCATCTATATCCATATTTAAATCATTTAATATATTATTTATTGCTTCGGGTAAAACCTTTGTTCCCGTTTTATAAACTTCAGGTCCGTTCATTGTAAAATTTTTTCCATGATGAACTGTAAAATGATCTTTCCCTTTTCCATCCGCATAAATGTTTCCCGAATACCAACCCGAATCACCTTTTGTTATTATTACAGATGCCGATCCATCACCAAAAAAAACACTATTTTTTTGGTTATAATCGGTGAAAGATGAATAAGTTTCAGTAGAAATTAACAGAATATTCTTATATTTATCTAACAATTGCGAACTTGTATCTAAACTGTATAAAAATCCAGAACATACGGCCCCCAGGTCAAACGAAGGAATATTTTTAGTTGGGTTTAATCTATCTTGAATTAAACAAGCGGTCGAAGGCGAAACTCTATCAGGACTAGAAGTGTTTGTTATTATCAAATCAATATCATCAATATTTAGATTAGAACTATTTAATGCTTTAATTGCCGAATGGAATCCTAAATCAGTTGAAGATTCGGTTTCGACAATATGTCTTTTATGAATTCCTAATTTATTTACAACCCACTTATGATCAGGTATTAGCTTCGGGTTAATACTCTTTAATTTAACTTCATGATTTGTCAAAACTTTTTTGGGAAAATAACTACCTGTTCCTAAAATTTTAATTGGAAATCTTTTTATACTGTTAAACATAATTTAAATATATATATATATATATTTAAATTATTAGGGTCAAAAATTGACGAAAGTAACATAATTCATTTTGTGTCTATATTGTTTAACCAATATAGAATATTAATTATATTTATTATTATAATTTGTATAATTATAATAATTATTAATGAATCCATATAGTTGATTATTAAAAATGAATTCATACATTGATAACCCATTGTTAATTCACTATTGTGAATTTATTATATTCTAATTGATTATCGGTTTTTATAAAGTGTTCGCAATATATCCTTACCTTGTAGATTAATTATATTGAAAATCAAGAGATAAGTGAAATAGTGGATAAGTACTAAAATAAATAAAAAGTTGGAAAAAGTTAAATGGTTCAGTTTGGACTATTTAACTTTTTCTACCAGTTAGGATATATATATATATTTTACAAATCTTAAAAATTTATTTTCTACATTTGTCAAAGTTTTCAATGAACCATTTTACTGATTTTTTCATTCCATCATCCATGGTTGTGAATTTGAAATTTCTACACAATTTCATTAACTTACCATTATCAGCAGTTTTTTTAAACTGTCCATCGGAGTATGAAGCATCAAATTCCATCATATGCTCGTAATTAAATTCTCTTGCTATTAACGTTGCAACATGGGAAATACTCATTTCATCTTTCTCTCCTACAGACAATATAATGGGAGATTTTTCTTCGTATTCTTCCATAACCCACATCATTAGTTTTGCCAAATCAGTTGCGTAAATGAATTGTCTTAACGGTTTGCCTGTCCCACGAACAATAAATTTTTCACCATTTTGTTTCGCTAAATAACATTTATGAATTAAAGCAGGAATTACATGACCACCTTCTAAATTATAGTTATCATTTTCTCCATAAATATTTGTAGGAACCACGCAGACAAAATTGTCTCCAAATTGTTCTTGGTATGCTCTACACTGAACTTCCAACATTCTTTTGGAATAGGCGTACGCATCATTAGAACTGTGGGGTGGCCCATCGTGGAGCATTGTTTCATTTATAGGATAGGTTGTTTTGTCTGGAAAAATACATGTTGACAAACAACTAACTACCTTTTTAACACCGAAGTCATGACAACATTTTATGACATTATAGTTCATTAAAGTATTTTTTTCGTACATATCTACTTTGAAATTCATATTTTTAAACAGTCCGCCAACATAAGCTGCTAAATGAATTACATAATCAGGTTTATGTAATTTGAAAATTTTTTTTGTTTCGTTTAAATTTGTTAAATCACAATCTTTAGAACTCAATAAAACAAAATCATGACTGTAATTGTTTATAATTTTTTTTAATCCATAACCAACCAGTCCCGAACCACCCGTAACTAATATTTTCATTTAATATAGCAAACTAAAATATTATATAATCTTTGGCGAATTTGATAATTTTAATTTCCACCAATAAATTCCAAATCTCATATATAATATATTATTTTATCATGTCGGACATTTAAAATGTCACTCGAAAAAAATAAATATATATATATATATATATAATGACTAAAAAAAATTATACAATAAAAGGTAAAACTGACGGGTTTGGTGCTCAATACCATTCAATTATGAGCGGTATAGCTTATTCTAAATTCAAAAATTATAATTATATCCACACTCCTATTGCAAAGATTGGTAATATGACTAGCGAAAAACTAGAATCATTAAATAATTTTATTGGTATTCCTAGTCTCCCTAATCAAAATAATATTGAAATTGATATTACAGTACCCTTTTCAGGCGAAGCAATTTTCTCTAATAAACCTTCTGAATATTTTACAAATGATGTAATTGAAATTTTAAGAAAATACTATTATTCAACATCTAAACCTGTTATAGAAAATATAGACATAGCTATTCATATAAGAAGGGGTGATGTTACAAACGGTGTCCTAAAGGATAGATATACCCCAAATAGTTATTATAATGAAATAATAAAGTTTTTAAATAGAAAATATCCAAACTATAACATAACTATATTATCTGAAGGAAATGTAAATGATTTTAATGAACTTAATGGTAAGAATATTTCATTCAAATTAAACACAAGTATAGCAGAAACATTTCATTCATTTGTTTCCGCTAAAATATTGATAACAGCGAAAAGTTCTTTTTCATATTGTGCAGCAATTTTAAATTCAAATGAAATATACTATATGGATTGGAGCACATTCTCACCATTAAAAAATTGGAAAAATATATCTGATTTTATAACCCTAAAAAAAGAATAGAATAGTCACTATAGCAAAAAGTTCTCTAATAGTATTTTCATACTGTTTTTGTTCAGAAAGTTACATTATTATTCTTAAAATATGTTTAATTGACTAACATTATATTGCATTAATATATTATGTGGCATATAATAAATTATTTTTCAATATAAAATTTTCAGTTGAATATATATATATATCTATATCAATTGTATATATCAAATCTCAATTTATGTCTTACAATGTGGAAAATTATGTTTATCCAAATAATATAGAAGTGGTGGTTTGTGGATTGATCTGTTAGATAAATTTTTTAATTCGGGTTTTAACCATAAAATTCATGTATACATCTGTATAACAAAATGTATACCTTGTCTCAAAACTAAAACATCCACCTACACATTCATCTTCTTTTAAATAATTCAACATTGTCCCTTTATAAAAATTATGCCATGTAAATACTTCATTTAAATCACTTGGTAAAGTATCTTACATTTCCAACAACCATAATATGAATTATGAGACATTACCTCGTCGGTATCAATACCATATAGTAAACTTTAATAATTAGATCTATTTTTGTTTCTGTTAATACACAATCAAAATTTCCCATATAAATATATATATATATATATATACACCTCTGTACATTTAAGTTCGCACAAAAATATGAAGAAAAATATCTATATTATGATGAGAGGTTTTTATAATAGTTCCTAATGACTCATTCGTGGTATGGTAGCTTACTTGGTATAAGAGCAAATTGTGGGTATCCATAATTAAATCACTCAAAAACCCACGAACTATGTTCGTAATCAGTGACAGTTATCGCTATCAGTCTAATCAACACTTACACATACGTAAGACAACTCAAACTTTACACAGACTTGGTTTCGTCTAACTTTGAATATATATTTTCGTATTTTTTTGTGCGAACTTAAATGTCCAAAGGTATATATATATATAAAAGTCAAAAATGAAAAATAGCATTAATCACCCACCGAGTGGAAGAATTATTAGGTGATAGCATAAAGGCCAGGACAGAATTGGGATGGGAGCCACAATACAGCTTTGACGGCTGGGTTAAAGAAATGGTAGAACAGGACTGTGTATAATTTTTCAAAATATTTAAATCTAAATTTAAATATTTTTAATAATCTTCGAAAAAAAGAAACTCATAATAAATATGGTATTTTTTGTGATTTATTATTCAGATTTAAACAATAATATATATGAAACGTGCAAATACATTATTTTAATTTATTTAAAACAAATTCTTTATTGTCAAAACATTCTCTTAGTAAATTTACAAATCCACCTTTTGAATTTGATAATATGATATTGCTATTTGTCGCAATAAAAATATCAACCAAAGCATCGCAATAAATTGTAAATATATCAGTTGAATTGCAACACCAATGAGCATGTGTTTTTCCAGTGAATGTACTAAAATTAAATACATTTAATTTTTGAGATTTGAAATAATCAATTACTAATTTATTATCTGTAGCAATATATATACAATTATAAGAATTAATAATTTTTTTATTATCTTCATATAATTTTTTATAATCGCATTTTAGATCGGTACACCGTACTTGAATACATAAATAATTATCTGGCAATAATGCCATTTTTTCTTTACATATATTTTTTATATTATTCTTTAACGCTAACTCTTTAAAAAAAGAAAAACCTCTTCCACCACCACAGGAAGAATAAATAATAATATCTTCATTAATATTTTTTTTTGGCAAATATGCTTCAGTGCCATTGATTAAAAATGGTTTACCCCCACCCTGGTATTTAAATTTTATTTTTAGATCTAATATATCTATTATTTTACAGTTTAAATTATTTGGATATACGCTAAAATTATTTTCCAAAATTATTTTTCTAATCTCACATTTATCATAAATTATATTAGGATGACTAATTTCAAATAAATCATAAAAATTACAACTTGTGTGAAAGTACTCAGCTCCGTCTGTTAATAATAATATTCTGTTATATGCTTTACAATATCTTATTATAATAAGTAATTGTACAAGATTATCGTTTAATCCCAATTGTGGAAAAAATAAAAAATATTTATTCATATTTATATATATATATATATATATTATAAATTTAGTTAATTAGTTTAAAATATGATAAATTATTTATAATGGTTGATAAGTAGATTTAGAATGGTATCCATATAAATTAAGAAAAAAACATAGAAATAAGAGATTTTATTGAAGATACAACTGATAAATATTTTATAAATCTTAAAAATTTATTTTCTATATTTGTCAAAGTTTTCAATAAACCATTCTACAGATTGTTTCATTCAATCCTCCATAGTTGTGAATTTGAAATTTCTACACAAATTTCATTAACTTGTCATTGTCAGCTGTTTTTAAACTGTTCGTCGGTATAAAGCGTCAAATTCCATCATATGCTTGTAATTAAATTCGGTTGTTATATTGGAAATACTCATTTCATCTTTCTCTCCTACTGACAATATAATAGAGACGTTTTTCATATTCTTCTATAACCCACCTGTAACTAATATTTTCATTTAATATAGCAAATAAAAATATTTTTAAATCTTTAAGCGAATTTGATAGTTTTAATTTCCATCAATAAATTCCAAATATTCACCAATATAGTATATTATCTTAATATCTAATTCAAATTTGTTGAAATCATTTTTAGATCTTCTACATGTTGAGCGGTCCACTTCATCCTGTAATATTTCAAAGGTACAGTCGCCATCTATCAATATATTTGCCATTTTCATACTTTTTCTTTTATAATGACAATATGAGTCCCATGTTAGTCTCTTTTCATCGTTTCCTATCCCAATATATCCAGAATTGGGTCCAACAAATACTTCACAACATAAGATTTCACATTTACCTTTCAACTTAATATTTTTAAAAAAGATTTTATTTATGTTTATTTTTTTAATGTCGCAATATTTATTTTTAACTATGTTTGTTGGTATTTTTATTTTGTCCTTGATTTTATTAAATTCAGTATATATTATTTCACTGTATTTTTCCGCGCCGTATTCTGTTGTGTGAACGGTATCACTAATTAATTGTTTGCTATAAGTTAAATAATTGTTGAGGTCAATGAAGTGTAAATTATTTTCAATTAAATATTTTTTTAAAAATATATAAAAATTAATTCTGTTTTCGTGCCGCTGAGCTGGAAAAAATAAAAAAATTAACTTACAATTATTGTGTGAAAACATGTATTTAAAAGTATCCAAGGCTTTAATTATTTTAGAGTAATCATTCGGATGCATGAGTCCTGTAGAAAACCAATCAATAAAACAAACATTTGGATTTTGTTCCAATACCTCGACAATCTTTGATACGCCACATGGGAATAAGTGATTACCACCATACCCATGTTTGTTTATTGGTGTATTAAATTTGTTACTTAAAAAATCTACATATCCATTTTTTTGTTGAGTAACAGATGCTCCAAAACAAGAAATATTCATTATAAAATAACATTATAAAATATTTTATACAAAAAAATACATATTCAAACTATACCAACGTCATCTTTATATATTGCAATATATTTTCTACTAATTTTTTAAATTCAGGTACATAACAAGTATTTTGGTGTTCTACACTTGCACCAAAAACTTATATCATATTATAATATATAAATATAATTCTAATTTACTTACTATAAAATATTACTTTCCATAACCTTCATAATTTCCAAAAAACCATTTTATAATTTTCCTAAATTGTCCATCCAAAAATAAACTATTAAATCTATTATATATATTTTCTATTTGTCAAGTTATGTTTTTATAGAACTCATATAAAATATCTATTACAAGTGAATAGTTTTATAATATGAATTTATGTTGTTGTATATATTTATTATAAGCACCAATATGATAATAATTTGACTAAAAATAGCATCACCTCTACTAAATGTTTATTTTTTGGACTTCTGACTCTAGAATATTACACCAAAATTCATTATACATACTTTTTGTTATTCCATCTATTTCCTTTATTCCAAAAAGTTGTACATGACTCCAACATTTTATAGTCTTCGCTTTTGTGTGGTTGCATTTCTATATACTATTATATCTTATTATCTCGCCATAATCCTGTACAAACATGCATTCCGTAACACCCGCTTTTTTTTAATTCTTCTATATATTGTTGATTATTTTTTGTAGGTGGATGAAACAATTTTCTTTTGCTAACACAAATATCATCGTTTATTTTAGAATATTTTTTCCACATATCAAAAACAAACATAGGTCCTGTTCCTAATACATTTCCATCTATATTTTTGTCTATATTATAATCTAATTTTGTTCGGTCAATTGTAAATAACGTATCCATTAAAGACTTCCAATATGGATGGTTGGGTTGAGAGGCAAAAATACAATTTCCTAAACAAATAGGGTTTCCGCTTTTGTCTTCTCTATTACAAGGTATTACAACTTTTTCATTTAATAAATCAAATTGTTTAAACATTAGATAATCCATATCTGTGTATAATCCACCATATTTATACATTAAAAAATATCTAACCATATCTATCTTCATAATCATTCTTGGTAATTCATTAAACTTATCATAATATTCTTGAAAATCATTTTTCATAAGTTTATCTACATCATCATCTTTCCACAATATATATTCAAAATCTGGATTTGTTTCTTTAATTGAATTTGCATAATATAAATTTAAACCAGGTATCTCATTTTTTCCCATCCATATATGATGAATAATTTTTGGTATAGACATTATATAATATAATAACAAATAATATATAATATTTAAACTTATAATCGGTGTTTTAAATTTCCAAAAGGTGTAACCAATTCTTAAAAATATTTTTCCATTTGAAAAAATCATTATTATTATTTAAAATACAATTTATATATTTTTTTATTTCTTGAATTTCTCCATCATTAAAATAATTAAAATATTATCTTTCATTAAAAAAATTAATAATATATTTATTAATTTTGTTATTTATGATTATTTGTTATATATATATAAAATTACAAATCATTCAAACTCTGCCAAAATCATCTTCATATCTTACAATATCTTCTTCGCCTAAATACTCTCCTATTTGTGTTTCCACAAACTCAACCACTTCATCTCCAATATTCTCCATTCTGTGAAGGGTTTCTTTGGGAATGTAAATATGTTGATTTGGATTTAATACATGAAAATCTTTCCCAACCTGAACCTTTGCTTTACCTTTCACAATGACCCAGTGTTCGCTTCTTTTATAATGACTTTGTAATGATAATCTTTTCCCTGGATAAACTCCAATTCTTTTCACTTTAAATCCCCCAGTATCGGTTCCCTCAACATTGATATACCAGCCCCATGGGCGATACACTTTGGTATGGTATTCTGGCAAATGACTATTATTTTTTTTCAATATGGATACCATTTTTTTTACATCTTGTGTTTTGTCTTTATTACAAACCAGAAGAGCGTCTCTTGTATCAATAACGACTAAATTGTTACAACCAATTAATCCGACCAATCTGTTTTCAGTCATGACCAAACAATCATTGCTGTCAATGTTGATCGTGTCTTTTCCCAAAACACAGTTGTTTTCATCTTTTTCTAAATGGTTAAAAAGAGCCTTAAAGCTTCCAATATCGCACCAATAACCTGTATATGGGATTAAAACACCATTTTTATGGTTTTCCATTATGGCGTAATCGATTGAAATCGATGTTATATTTTTCCAATATTGATTATTTAATTTGATAATTTTATTTTTAATTTCGGAATGTTTTTTTGTTTCGGCTATATTTTTTAAAATCTCTGATTGATATGTTTTTAATTCTTTTAACATCGTCAAGTTATTAAATAAAAAAACGCCCGAATTCCAATAAAAATTTCCATTCGCGACATATTCCTCCGCTACCTCTTTGTCTGGTTTTTCCTTAAACTTTAAAACGGTTTTTAAATCAGGATTATTTTCAGATTGACCGGTTTCAATATATCCATAACCTGTTTCTGGATAGCATGGTTTTATTCCCAAAAATCCTATAGATGATTCGTCAATATTTAAAAATCCTTTTTTAACACATTCGACAAAAGTTGTTTCATCCCATACATGGTCTGCCGTCATCACTAATAAATCATCGGTTGGTTCGGTATATAATACAGCCGTCGCGATTGCTGCGCATGTATCTTTACCACAAGGTTCGCTTATAATTAAGTAGTTGTCTATGGACAATTCGGAGAGTTGGTCTTGGATAATAAAATGATGTTTTTCGTTGCATATAATTATAAGTTGCTTTGGATTTAAAGCCAAAGCGGTTTTACAAGAAACTTGAAACATTGTTAATTCATCGGTTAGTTTCAGAAACTGTTTTGGCAATAACTTTCGTGAAAGAGGCCATAGACGAGTCCCATTTCCACCACACATAATTATTATTTTTAGATTTTCCATATAAATTTATATTATGAATTATATTTAAATTATAATTAAACCATATTGTCAAATTCATATTTTTCTTCAAAAATATGGATTTTATAAAAATTCATCACTCAACCGTAACAACTTTTGCTAAATTTCTTGGCATATCAGCATTACATTTCTTGTAAAGAGATAATTTCAGAGCTAATAATTGTAATGGTACAATACACAATAAATCACCATAGCAATCGTTTTTCACGACCAAAATTGTATTGGGTAAATCCAAGTCTTGTTTATCGGTAACCAAGATGATTTTTGCGTAGCGGCTTTTAATTTCCTCGTACGCGTTCATATTTTTGGCAAAATACTTATTTTCTGGCGCGACCAAAATTACCGGGAAATCTTTCTCCAAGAGAGCGAATGGACCATGTTTTAAACTGCTGGAACTATATCCTTCCGCATGGATATAAGAGATTTCCTTAATTTTCAGAGCCGCCTCCTGGGCAATCGCTTCAGCTTTGTCTTTTCCTAAAATAAAGCAGTTGTTTTGCGTTTTAAAAATATCTAAAAAACTATCAATATCATTTTTTTCCAAAGTTTTTTCAATATCCAGATGTAGTTTTCTTAAATCACGAATATGTTTTTTTCGCTTCTGTAAATTGATGTCGTTCACTTGGGCGAACCAAATTGCCATCATCGACAAAATTATAACTTGTGATGTGAAAGACTTGGTAGACGCTACACCTACTTCGCGCCCAGCATTTAAGTAACAACCGCAATCTACTTCTCTGGCAATTAACGAATCAACCACGTTCACGACGCCAATTGTTATTAAATCTAAATCTTTACACATTTCTAAACATCGATGAAGATCTTTAGTTTCTCCTGATTGAGACATTAAAACCAAAGCGGTTTTTCCGTTTTTAGGTATATCATTTAACTCAAACTCGGCGCCATCAATTACTTGTACTGAATTAAATTTACACAAATCCTTCAAGTATTTTTTACCACACATTCCAGCAAAATACGAAGTCCCACAACCTAATAAAATTAAATTTTCCACTTCCAACAGCGCCGTTTTTTGCTGTTCCAATCCTCCCAATTTCACTTTGTTATTGGACAAAAGGCGTCCACCCAAGCTAATGGAGCGCAGCGATGAATCGACTTGTTCGTAAATCTCTTTTTCCGTCCAATGTTTATATGGAAATGGTGTTAATTCTAAATTTTTATTTTTAATTTGTAATTCCGCATATATTTCACGAGTCGTCATTTCAACTTGTCCATTTACCATTTTCAATTTACAAATATCATGATTGTTCAATACTATATAATTATTAGTTTTGTTACAAAAAGCTGACTGTTCCGATGCGACTAAACCGATATTATTATTTACACTCACTAAAAGAGGGCTACCTTTTCTGGTACAATATAAAGTATCCAAATCAAACTTAGATAAAATAGCCAAACCCCATGTACCTTCCAATTGTGACAACGTTTTTTCAATTGCTTTTTCAACATCTTTTTTTATTAAATAGTTTAATTCAATTGTGTTCACAATAACTTCTGTGTCTGTTTCAGAAACACACCGAATATCGTTTTTTATTAACTCTTTTTTGAGTTCTAAATAATTCTCAATAATACCGTTGTGTACTAACACGAAATTGCCTAAATAACTGGTATGTGGATGACTATTGATATCTGTTTTTGGACCGTGTGTTGCCCACCTAGTATGGGCAATGCCAATTGAAGAAGACTGGTGTTGTTCTTTCTCTTGATCCAATAACTCAATTGATGATTTCACTCTGGACGCGTATTTTGTTGTTTGAAAATTATTACTAATAATGGTCGTGATTCCTGCTGAATCGTAACCACGATTTTGTAATTGTTTCAATCCCAATAAAAGTATATCTACAACTTGTGGGGAGATCCCTGCTATGATTCCGCACATTATATATATATATATTATATTATTTAGCCTAAAATCATATGAATACTCATTTATGGTTTGGTTTTAATTTTACCAACATTTTTTAGAACATTTTAGTTAAAATATCAATAGTATCTTGATACTTTGATACATGGTGTCCCATTACTCTATTGTCGTTGTAAATTTCATAATCGTTTCCACCCTTCATGGTTTTATCTCCAAAAAAATGAATTTCGTCATATAATTTTTCCACAAATTTCAAACAAAATGTTTTGTCCCATCCCTCAGGGAAAACATCAGCGCTAATTTGACCTCCAATTGAAAATTTAATAGGTGTAATTTCACATGTTTCTTGTGAAATATAATCTTCCCATTGATTTTTAATAATACTAATCATTTTTTCTCTGGTCTTATTTTTTATATCGTACTCATAGAATTCATCACGTTCTTTCTGTGTACATTGTCTCCCAACAGGACAAATATTTATCATACCTGTCCGATATTCTATAAACGTACCTCTTTTTACTGGACAATCTGTATTTGACATTACACTTAAACAAATACTAACTAATTTCTTGAAATGTTTCTCTCCCAGTTCATCCACAAAACTACCTTTGAAAATACATGTTTCATTTTTGTATGCCATTAATCCATTTTCAGAAAATCTCCAATCAAATAAATGGAAATTTTCTTCTTTTAGTTGTTCTATTTGTTTTTCTAAATCAGAACCACCCACAAATCCTATATCTATATCCGGTCGTTGTTTTAACTTAACCAAACAATCAATCATTTCCTTTTGAACCACTTTTCGTGGTTCAGTTAAAGTTCCATCTACATCAAAAAGAATTAATTTCATTATATTATTATATATATATATATATATATATATATCAAATGGAATCTTTTTCGCAAATAAATCAAGATATTAATGTAATTTCTTTTTTCAATAATAAAACAGATATGTATTTTATAGATATAGGCGCACATGATGGCAAATCATTTTCCAATACATTTTTATTAGAAAAAACTTATAATTGGAAAGGAATATGTTCAGAACCATTACCAAGCTCTTTTAAAAAATTAACTAAATGTAGGAATGTAATTTGTGATAACAGTGCTGTATTTAGTAAATCAGATCTATCTTTAGAATTTTCTGTGTCCGATATGTTATCAGGATTAACACATTGTATAGATAGATTTGAAGATGTTAAAAAATGTAATTCAATTATTATAAAAACAATTACATTACAAAGTTTACTAGATAATTATAATGCACCAAAAATAATTCATTATTTTTCATTAGATACTGAGGGATCTGAATTAGAAATATTAAAATCAGTTGATTTTTCCAAATATACATTTTTGTATATCAATTTAGAGCATAATTTTATTGAACCAAAAAGAACTGAAATGAAAACATTATTATTAAATAATGGATATGTATTTAAAGGACAGAATTCATTCGATGATGACTATATACATGAAACAACTGTAATTGGAACTTACTATTATCAAGAAGATTATACTAAACCAATAATAATAAAAAGGCAAAATAAAACTGATTTTTCGGTTTCCAGTCCTTATTGGAACAATGATATTGGTACATTCAATAATGGTTTTTTAGAATGGAAAATACTTGGTAAAGGAAAATTATTTTTTACATATATAGATTATGGTAATGGGAATATATGGCATAGAGATAATAGAAAAGACAGATAATTTTATAGTTATAAATGGAAACGAAAGTTTTAGAAGATATTGATAAACAATTAGACACACGCTATTTTAGAATTGGTACACACGGATCATTATTTAGGACATTTGAATTGGTCAATATCTTTATATCCTAATGAATTAAAATTTTTTATTTAATACATTTTCAACAATTGACCAATTCCATCTTCAAATTTCACCTTAATATCCCACCCCAAGTCTTTTAATTTTTGATTGCTAATATAATACCTCATATCATTAAACGGTCTATCCTCTATATGCTCTATCCATTCATTGTAATTCTCCGTTTTTTTTATTTTTTTTATTAGCATTTTTGCGACTACTAATATGGAGTACTCCATATTCTCATCACATCCAATGTTATAAATCTCTCCGACTTTTCCCTTTTTTAAAATACATTCAAATGCCGTCGCTGTATCATGAGAGTGTAAGAAGGCCCTAACACAAGACCCGTCGCCTTGTATCGTGACCTTTTTATCCTGGTTCAATTGTTCAATAAAGCGCGGTATAACCTTTTCCGGGTATTGATTCGGTCCGTATACATTGTTCCCTCTGGTGATAATAATAGGCATATTAAAGGAATGATTATAAGACTGTGCTATTAATTCAGCACCTGCTTTTGTAGCTGCGTAAGGGTTCGTCGGGCACAAAATGCTGTGCTCTGTCTTATGTTTTTCATCCACTGTAAGCATTGACTCACCATACACTTCATCAGTTGAAACATGAATAAATTTTTTAATTTTGTTGTAAAGGCGACACGCTTCTAAAAGAGTATGGGTTCCTACTATATTATCTTGGGTATACTGAAGAGCATCTGAAAACGAATTTTGAACATGGGATTGAGCGGCAAAGTGAATGACGTGCGTTGGTTTGTGTGTTTCCAAAACATGTCTTACTAAATCCATAGAGCATAAATTGCCTTTAATAAAAATATATCTCTTTGAATTTCTCCATTTTAAAGCGACATTTTCAATATTAGCACAGTAATACAAAGCGTCAAAATTTATAATCTGGATTTTATTAAATCTCTCCATAATCAAATTTATAAAGTTAGACCCAATAAATCCTGAACCACCTGTCACTAACAAAATTGTTTCTTTATCATTGGTAAAATCCGAATGTTGCTTTTTAAACGTCTTATCTCGCTTATAATTATAAAAAAGCTCTTTAATACTTTCTTTTATATTTTTAACGGTGTAAAGCGACTCTAAACGCGATGTGTCTAAGAAATTATTAGATCTATCTGAATCTAAAATTTTAGACTGTTCTTCAAGAGTAAAATTTTCCCAAGTAAAATCTTTGTCCACCATTTCTTTATACATTTCCAAGATTTCGTTGTGTGTAATCAATCCAGGATTGGTCAGGTTCATGGTTCCGATTGTTTTGTTTTCCATCATATCAAAAACGAATGGTAAAAGTTCGGGTAGAACTGTCATCGAGTTTGGTACAGAACAAATCTTTTGATATCGTGTGATCTTGGTAATGAAATTGCGTGGATTGTCTTCTCCTACAATGGGCATTCGGATACGAAGATTTAAAATAGGTCCATTAATTAGGTTTAATAAACGTTCTGTAAATCCTTTTGCCGTTGAATAGGCAGAACCGAAGAAATTAGGTAAACTTTTTTCATTAAAACCATTTTTTTCTTCTCCAAACAAATGTTCTTCATCGTAAGTGAAAATACATCCCGTACCCAAATATGTTAGATGGATATTTCTCTCTTTACAAATGATTCCAAGAGAGATTGGGGAAAAAAGATTGTCTCTTATATTTTCTTGAAGTTTGGTTTCTTGTTCTAAATAATCTATTGTTGGGTATTCTTTTCCATCAATTATACCGTGAGTCCTCCCAATAAAAGAAACAATATGTGTAGGCTTAACCAAATCTATTTCTTGTTTTAACGCGTCAATATTATCAACACGACAACTTCCCAAATGAAATGTTTTTTTGTTAGATTTCAATATTTCTACGAATTGCGATCCAATCCATCCTTTTCCTCCATAAATAAGAATATTCATTGTTAAACTATGTTTACATGGATTTAAGTTTTTTTATTTGTAATAAACATAATATTGTGATAAATTAACAATGAGCAAAGATATCGTAGCAGGTGGTATTACAGGAATTTTGTCACAACTCCTAACCTGGCCGACAGAATTCCTGAAGACCACCAAACAACTCCCAAAATATAACAATCAAAGCATTTTCAACTCTGTTAAAAAAGAAGTTTATATAAATGGCCCAAAAGTATTTTATAGAGGAAGTTTGGCGCAAGTTATTTCCGCGTTTCCGAGATCAGCAACGCGTTTCACAGTTTATAATAAAA